CCGCGATGCGGTAGAATCCTTAGCAGAGATCTACAAAACCCCCTAACAGATTTTTTGCCTGTTATAGTTAGCTCGTAAGTACCTCAGTATCAACGACTTATGAATTGTTAGCTTTGTAAGTATTTCAGAATCAACGACTTATGAAAGTTAGTATTAACAATCTTTTGTTAGTATTAGGGCTAATATTCTTGATTGTTAGTATATGGTTATATTACTTCATAACGTTATGATTTCATATGAGCGAGGAAGATAAAATACAAACTCAATCTGGTTACTTCTGGTCAACTATGACTGGAACAGTTGTTAATATAGACCACAAAGATGATGGTTTAGAAAAGCGACTTAGCGAGGGACTACCTGCTATGAACGAAAAAGCTTGGCAGATGTGTATGTCTTTATTCGGAGGACAACCACAACTATGACAACAATACTAAAAGCGTCTAGCCAGATAATGCTAGAGATATTAGAGAGTGCTAACAAAGGGTTAGCAACTAACAAAAAGTTAGGTGAAGTAAAACTTGTATTCTTAGAGGAAGATAATTCCATCGAGAATATAATCAAGGGGATATATAGGTATAGGGTAGTAGAAAAGGAAAGGAACTAACAATGCCAGAGACTAAAGCACGAGCTAGAGCTAGAGCCAAGAGAGTGAGTATACCTGTATCACATGTAGTGAAGGGAACAGGTAAAGGTTACTTCATAGCTCCAAGAGGAGTTAATAAATCCAAAGCTAAGCGAGCCTATGCTGCTATGCGTTCGCGAGGATATTCGAAAGCTAAGGCAGCAAAGATAGCTCATTCAATACAGAAGAAGAAATGAAGGTATATAGTCTAATAATGTTTCTACTTGTTAACCAGACTAACTTTCCTATTACTAGTGTTTGGTTAGCAAAGCATGGTACAAATGCTTGGTTTCGAGTTACTTACAAAACTAACCAAGTCACTTATGATAGCAATGATAGTAAATGGGAACTGTTTGATTTGAAGATAGGTTATGATAATAAGAAAACAGAGACATTCAATCAGGGTGGATTCGTTACAGATGTTAAGCGTATAACTCTATCTGTTGTTGGTTCTAACAAATGGCAAGCACACTATGAACAATGAGGTAACATATGGCAAAACTAACTCCTGATGAATATACCCGTGAACGTATACAGGTTATTGGTAAGTTTATCGAAGATGAAATACCAGTAGATTGGGGATTCTTTCTGTTAGTATTTCCTCATGGAGACAAGGAAGGTAGAGCTAACTATATATCTAAGTCGAGTCGTAAGGAAGTACTAACTATGATGAAAAATTTCATTGAACGGAGTGAAGCTAATCCGGCTGCTTGGATGACACATAGTGATGATTCAATATGAAAGCTAGTGAATTGATTAAACTAGTACAGGATGAAGTTAGTAAGCATGGAGACTTAGAGATTAGCTTCTTCTATGGGACTACTCCTAATGAAAGTCGAGATGTATTTTATGAACCAGATATAAATCAGATAGCAATACGAGCAGGTTAACATTATGAGAAGATTTGAATTATTTAATGTAGAGGAGTTAGCTTTGTTAGGAGTAGCTATAGCAACAGTAGGAAAGGAAGACTTTCCTGAGATTAGACCTTTACTAACAGAGCTTAACTCAGAGTTAGATCTAAGAAAGGAACCAGATGAACCAGTTCGAAGCTAAGAACCTAGAGGATATAAAGTTATCATTATCTAAGCTACTGTCTCCAGAGATAGTTATATGGAGAGTACATGTGATTAACAATCCATATCGAGGAACTAACATTTCGGAAGAGATAGTTAAATTACTAACTAAAGAGCTAACTAAAAGAGGAGTAGACGTTGAGCCGTTGGAGGCTGTGCATGATCGAGAATTGCGGCCGTATGCACAAAGCAAAAGGATATTGTGATCCTCACTATAAAAGATTTGTTAGTCATAAGATAGATCCTAATAGACCTATTATATCAAGAAAAAGAAAGGTTAAAGTTATATGGAAGGGTCCGAGTCCAATCAGAATCTAACAGAGCACATGAAGCGAATGTTAGACTATATTCAAAGGAAGAAGAAGATTGTTAATAAAAATCTACCTAAGACGTTTCCTAAGCCTAAGGTTTTGCCTCCCCCTTCCCCTAATGATAATCCTTTAGACGGAATGGACAAATGGGATTTAGACAAGGAATTTGTAAAGCGTAGGATTAGACAGACAGAAGTTAGGACTATGGCTTTTGAAATGGATCTAGCACGGATTCGAGAATCGCTGATAGAGAAGGAGTTAGTTATTAAGCAGCTATCCTTTCTGTTAGTAGCTATGCGGCAGAAGATATTAGCTATACCTAGCACCTATGCTCGCAAGCTATTACATAAGGAGGATATGCGCGAGGTTAATGCTATACTTCAGCAGCTAGCATTTGAACTAGCAAAAGAGTTGCAACATCTTCCACAAAAAGCTGTAGATGCTAATTGGCTGGAGAAGTTAGAAGAGGAAGGGGAACTTTCACCTCCTATGAAATCATAACGTTATGAATGATTTCAATTGGCAATTTGCAATTTGGATATTTGGAATAGTAGTATTGATATATTGGATAAGATGGACAATATAGTGAAAGATGAGGATAGGTTAATATTGCTAGTGATAATACTAGCATTGTTGATTTATATCATTATTAGCTATATATCTATTTATTATATTGGACAAGGCTTATGGCAGTAGGTAGGATAACCAATTCAATAGCTATTAGGAGACTAGTAGAGGAACGTAAAGCTATCTATGTCAAGAAGTTTAGCAAGGCTAATCTTCGACAGATAGATAAGGTTAGGCAATGTGTTAATATAGTTACAGATTGGGATGATTGGTCTGATCCTGCGGGTTTCCTATGGTATAAGAAAGCCTTTCGATTGTTAGCACCTCCGCCTATGATAACTGTTAGTCAATGGGCGGATATGTTTCGACAGATAGCTACTGAGTTTGCTGCTGAACCTGGAAAGTGGCATACTGACAAGTTTGATCCTATGCGTGAAGTTATGGATGAGTGTAGTCCACATTCGAAACATAGGAGAGTAGTATTAGTTAAGCCTGTACAATCTGGAGGGTCAGAGGCTTGTGTGTTGAATCCTATTGGTTATACTATCGATATTAATCCTCGTAGTATGTTAGTAGTCTTTCCTACCTTAGATGCTTGTGAGTCATTTAGTAAAGAACGAATAGAGCCTATGATAGCTAATACTAGTACCTTAAAGGATAAGGTAGTAGATACTAGTAGTTCTAAGGGAGGCGCAGCATCGACAGTTAAGAAAAAGAAATATCCAGGAGGATTTGCTAACTTTGTTGGTGCTAACTCAGCTACAGGTTTATCTAGCCGTCCAGTACCTATAGTTATAGTAGATGAAGTAGACCTTTGTATAAAGAATGCTAATCGTCAAGGAAACCCTGTTAAACTTGCCCTTAGTAGGACAACTACATTTTTCGATAGGAAGGAGATTCTTCTCTCTTCGCCTAGTAACGATGAAGGGGAATCTGGAATTATTCCTTTCTGGGAAGATGGAACACAAGGTAAGTTGGAACGCGAATGCCCTAATATTAGCTGCCGGCATTATCAAGTACTAGACTTTGATAGGATGGATTTAGATAGTGCTATGCTAGCATGTGAGAAGTGTGGACAATACTTTCCTCAATGGAAGTGGCAGAGAGGTATAGGATTCTATCGATGGGTACATGCCCGAGATCATTCGACTACTGCTAGCTATTGGATATCAGGACTTGATAGTCCGTGGTTAGATTGGAAAGTAGATATGGTAGATGACTATCTATCATGTAAGAAGGTATTAGATGCTGGTGGTGATGATAGTCTAATGAGAGTATTTGTTAATACAAAGTTAACAAAGTACTACAAACGTAGAGGGAAGAAGATAGATATAGATTTGTATAGTGATAGGAGAGAGGTTTATAGCTGTCATTCATTAGGAATGGAAGTGCCTGATGATGTGGTAATTATAACTGCTGGAGTAGATGTGCAAGATAGTTTTATAGTCTATGATGTGGTAGGATGGGCCAGAGATAGAGAATCATTTAGTCTGGAGACTGGTAGTTTTCAAGGTGATCCTCGAATTCCTAACAGTGAAGTCTGGCAGCAACTAGATAACTTTGTCTATCGAAGACTATGGAGATATAGGGATGGTAGCTATATCAGAACTAGAATTACCTTTATTGATTCGGGTGGTCACTGTACAAATGATGTATATAAGTACTGTAAATCTAGACATCCTAGAGTATTTGCTATTAAAGGAGTAGAGTCGGAAGGTACATCGATAATTGTCAGTGATAGAACTAGTAGGAAAGCTAGGATAGCAGAAGGGATAAGGTTAGTAAAGGTAGGTAGTAACTATCTAAAGGATGAAATACAGAGTAGGATTGCAATCGAGAAGCCAGGTCCAGGTTACTGTCATTGGCCTAAGCTTCCTAATAACATGGATACTTGTGGTTATACTATAGAATACTTTGAAGAACTAACTAGCAATCAACGTGAGGTTACATTTGATAAGAGTGGATTTGCTAAGTTTAAATGGACTAAGAATAGAACCGATCAAGACGAAGCTTTGTCATGTCAGATTTATGCTAGAGCCGCACTTGAGTATTTGAAAGTTAAGTTAGATAAAATAGAGAAGGGAAGTACTAAGATTCAATTACAACCTTCAGATATAGAGGAAGTAGAAATAGGATTAGGTAAGTTAATATGTATAGATAGGACCAAGCAAAAGGTTAGGAAAGCTATTAACCAATATGGACAACCAACTAATCAGGCTATAATGGAGATAGGAGAAATAGAACAAGAAGCTAGACGTGAGCATCGAGAATTGGGAAAGGTTAGGGGATATGGTTTCTATGGAGCAGGAAATAATACTAGTTTTTAAATATGAGTGAGAATATCTATTTATATACGGCTATGGGAGCTATTCTAGGTGCAATGGGTATAACTGTAGATGTCTATTTGGGTGAACAACCAGGAGAGATAATTGTTAGTATCTGTGGACTTCCTTCTGAAGTTAATAGAGAAATGATAGTTAAGGCATTAAATAGACCAGAAGTAAGATCTTTGATAGAGATAGTAACAGTTAAGTTTATATGAAACTAACATGTGAGAAGTGTGGCAAACAAACGCTAGTCCTATATCGAACTAATGAAATAGGTATGGTTCCTGCTGAGTGGAGTTGTCGAGAGTGTGCAGAAGAATTAGATGAAGGAACAGTAGAGATATGTAACTTACTAACTAAGTCCTCTATTACAGAGATATCATAACGTTGTGATTTATACTCTAGATAAGGATGATCTAGTAGGTACAGGATTAGTAGTAGCAGATAGAGCAGTACTAGTTGATAGATATAGTTATGCGCTCTATCTTAAGTATAAAGACAAGTGGAAGTTTAGTTTTTCTATAGGCAATATCTATAGAATAGGAAATAAACATAAGATTTTATTCTATAGGGAACTATTAGGGTTGTTAGATGATGCTAGAAAAGTCTGGTTTATTAATGGGGATAAATTCGACTATCGGATAGTTAATCTGGCTATCCATGACAAGGGCGTATTATTTAGGTTTGACACCCAAATAATTGACTAACAATAACGCCCAAAAAAGATGTTATGATTGTTTCTCCAGGGATTCTTCGGGGATTATAGGGCTATAATCTCCAGGGTAAAATAACCCGCTCTTGACAGACCCGCGTGAGGCAGGTATATTGTTAGTGTAGTGTACATTAGCAATTACCTATGGAGGACCAAGAGATGTGATAAGTTAACCAAAAAGTTAGCTTTGGTAGAGCTACGTTTATGTTTGTTTGTTGGTTTCGAGTTAGTGTTAGTTAGTGAGTTAGTTAGTAGTCATGTTAGTCACCCGTCCATTATTAGTTTCCTTTCTTTTCTAATAGTGGACGGGATTTTTTCTTTGAATCATAACGTTATGAAATCATAGCCATATGGCAATACCTATAATAGAGATAGATCAGCCTTTCTGGGATATAGAAGTTATGCCTGCTGGTGGATTCCCTAGGTCGTTAATAGCTGAGATGATTAAAGCTATACTTAAGGGAATGAAGAAAGCTATCGAAAGTGGAGTAGTAGAGTATCATATAGGTAGTCGAAGTCTTCGAAGAATGTCTTTAAAGGAACTAACAGATTTCCTTAAGTTCTGGCAGTCACAAGATGCCATAGCTATTACTGGCGCAGGTTGGGGAATGGTAGCTAAGAGAGCATATCCAACAGATTATTAATATGGTTAGTAGAGTATCAGATTACGGAAAGTTAGTTGCTAGCAACGGGCATCGAAGGAAAGCAGCGATTCGAAAAGCGTTGAACCTGACATCAGTAGACTGGCAGAGAATGTCTGGTACTTATCCTAGCAATCGATATGGTTATGGCAACTATGGTGCTAGTCGAAGAAAGATAGCTAATGCGGAGTGGCAGGCTATTAGTGGTAGTGCCGATGAAGATATTATCTATAATCTTCCTCTATTACGAGTTAGAAGTAGAGATCTTTATATGGGCAGTCCAGTCTTAGGTGGGGCTGTTCTAACATTAAGAACTAATGTAATAGGAGAAGGATTAGTTCCCCTTCCACAGATAGATGGTGAGTATTTGGGAATGACTTCAGATGAGACAGCTAAGACTAATCTTTTGATTAAGAATGAATTTAAGTTATTTGGTGATACGGTAGAGTGTGATTGGAATCGACGAAATACGTTTGCAGAGTTAACAGATCTCGCATTTTGTAATGCATGTATAAGTGGAGATGTGTTAGGTTTGCTACCGATGAAGGAGAGGAAAGGTAGCATCTATGATACTAAGATTAGGTTAATAGAAGCTGATAGAGTTGCTAATCCTATTGGTCAGAACTTGATAGGTAAGTATACTAATGATGGAGTACCTAAGATCTTTGGTGGAGTAGAGTTAACAGATGATGGTGAAGTTGATGCTTATTGGATTTGTAATAGGCATCCAGGTTTTTCTAATTTTATCACACCTTCGGATGCTGCATTCACGCGGATTCCCGCGTTTGGTGAAGAAACTGGCAGACCAGTTGCTATGTTAATTGGTGAGTCAGAAAGACCAGAGCAAAGACGTAGTGTTCCCCTTGCTAGTAAATGTTTAACTGAATTGAAGCAGATACAGAGGTATATAGAATCGACTACAATTCAGAATGTTATTAAGAGTTACTTTTGCTCCTTTATTAAGTCGGAGATGCCTTCGACTGATATGTTTGATAGGATGTTAATAACAGATGAAGAATTGGAAGGATTAGTACAAAGAGATCCTTATAACATTAGGTTAGCTCCAGGGATAGTTAATTGGATGCGGCCTGGAGAAGAGATTAGCTTTCCTATTAATTCTGGTGCAGATCCACAATTCGAACCATTTGTAGTAGCTCTATGTAAGTTTATCGGAGGTTGTTTAGGTATTCCATTTGAAGTACTGCTTCAACATTTCTCGGCTAGTTATTCAGCATCGAGAGCAGCATTGCTAGCATTTTGGAAGAGAGTGAAGGTGCTTCGAAGAATGATTATTAATCAGTTCTGTCAACCATCCTATATAGCTTGGATGTTTGAAGCTATTAGTAAGGGAGTTTGGAAAGCTCCAGGATTCTTCGAAGATCCTCGCATATTTCAAGCATGGGTTAGGTGTGCATGGTCTGGTAGTTCGCAAGGTAGTATAGATCCATTAAAAGAGATAATGGCTAGCGAACGTAAAGTTAGAATGGGAGTTAGTACTCTTGAAATGGAATGTCTAGAACATAATGGTAGTGATTGGCGAGCCGTTACTGTACAGCAAGGAATAGAATGTAAGGCAGCTACAGCCGCATCATTAACTTATATCAGGAATCTAGACATGAAGGGTCAACCTATACTTAGTCTTGGTGTTAGTGAATCGGATACCGGAGATGGTGGTACAACAGATGATAGTAAAACATTAACGTTAGCGTTAGGAAACTAACTATGACTGAAAGTGAATGTGCAGCTTTAGTTCCTGGAACAATTATTGTTAAACCAAAAGAGGGAACTTATATGGTTGTTAGTAATGACCCTAATAGTAGAATGATAGGCATATCTGTTTTATCTGAGCTAGAAGGAGTAATGAAGTATAACAGTTTACAAGATGCAACTAAGCTATGAATGAAACAGAATGTGCAGCATTAGTAGCGGGTGATACTATATCTGATCCTCAAGGTATCCTTCAAGTATTGTTTAATGATACTACCCATAAGAAGGTAACAGTCTCTATGCTTCATAGCAAAGAAGGGACAATGAGTTATGATAGTTTAGGTGATGCTAGTATTATATCTGTTGGAGGTGGAGGTGGAGATGGTGCTCCTCCTAGCGGAGACTATGTAGCTAAGACTGGCGACACTATGTCAGGACCATTAGCTATTGCTATGGATACCTTACCTGAACTACATATTACCAGTGTTGCGGGAGATTTTAGTTTAGATCTCTCTTCTGGTGAACTAAAGTTTAGCAGGACTGCGGATGCTACTGGTTTAACTATGACTACTTATGGTTATAGTGCGCGAGGTTCATCAGGAGAGGGTGGTAATAAAACTGATCTTGGACTTAACTATATTGGCATTGCTAATAAGAGCTATCTAGAAGGTAGTCAAATAATTAGTTTGCTTCAACAATCAAATGGAGAACTTGCACTTGCAAGGGGTGCAACACAGATCTACCTAACTGATTTTGTTAATGGTCGTTTGGCTGTTGATCTTAGTAATTGTGTTCAGAAATCCGGCGATACTATGACTGGCACTTTGACTGTGTTAGGTCCAGAACAGTATTTGCTTTGTGAGAATCCATCTACTGGTGAGCAAGTTATGATTTCACCAGCTAACATTTTCTTTAAACGGCCGGAATTTAATGCTGCATTTTTTCTTAGAGCAGGTGAAGGAGGAAACCTATACTTTCAGGACCAAGCAACAGGTAAAGTTATACAGCTAACAGATTTGGCTGGTGCTTCAGTAGCAGTATCCCGAGCTACAGTTAAGGAGTTAGTTAGAGAAGTTCTACGTGAATTGTTAGCTATTTAATATTATGATAAAAGCATATTTGAAAGCGATTGTTAGGACTGGTGGTAAAGGCAAGATGGGAGTAGGGCTAGAAGTCTTTCGACTAGATACTGTTACAGATGAAGATGTAGAGTTAACAGATAGTGAAGCTGAAGAAGTTGAAGATAGTGATGTTAGTACTACAGCTATCATGCGTATCTACGAGAGTATAGGATTAGACTGGTGGACTGGCGAAGGTATAACTGCTAAGTCGTTTTCTAATCAGTTAGATGAATTAGGAAATATAAAGAGGTTAAACATTCATATTAACTGTCTAGGAGGAGATTGTCATACTGCGCAAGCTATACATTCAATTATAGCAGATTATAGTTGTGGGAAGAAAACTAGTTATATTGATGGTGTGTGTGCTAGTGCTGCTACAATTATCGCTAGTGCTGCTGACGAAGTTATCGCTAGACATAACACTAATTACATGGTCCATTACCCTTGGTCTGTATGTGTTGGTAATGCTAACGATATGAGCAAAGCTGCGGAAGATCTTGAGAAGTTAACTGTTCCAATTGTTAGTGTCTATAAAGAGCAAGTGAAGGGGAAGATAGATGAGAGCAAGATTAGACAGTTAATGGAGGAAGAAACATGGATGACTGCTAATGAAGCTTTAGACTATGGTTTTGTTGATAAGGTTAGAGGAAAGATTAACGCTATTGCTAGGGTTAATAAGAGTCATATAATGTGTAGTGGGCAGTTAATGAATTTTGGAAAGTATCATTATATGAATGTTCCTAACTATCCATTTAAGAAGGTTGAAAAAGAATCAGAAAGGAAAATAAAAATGGCAGATAGTACCGAAACGTTAACTCAGGAAATTATTAGAGATAGGTTTCCTGAAGTATATGCTAGTATTCAAACTGAAGCTAGACAAAGTGAACAAGCTAGGATAGCTAGTCTAGATGCTATGAATGGTCCAGGTTTAGAGGAGTTAATAACTGCTGCTAAAGCTGATGGGAGAACTCCAGATAAAATAGCTATGGAAGCTCTTAATATAACTAAACAACAGTTAACTAATGGAGGACAGTTAGCTGCTCTGAAACGAGATAGTCAAGCTGCTGGTTCTGTTAGTGCCGGCGATGCTCCGACTACTAAACCTCCAGCTTCTACTGATAAGAAGACAAAGGCAGTAGCTTTGTTAGATGCTGCTATTGCTAACAATAACAATAAAAGAGTTAGAGTTAGTAGAGTACAAGTTCAAAATCCACAAAGGAATTAAATCATAACGTTATGATAGGAAAGTAGGTACAAGCCTATGAGATTCACAACTAGTCAAACTAATGTAGGTGCTCCACTTACCATTGTTGGTAAGGACTTAGATGTAGGAGCAACTTTCAATGCGGACGTTAACCCTGCTGCTGGTAAGCAAAGAGCAGGAAGGTTTATGTCCTATGATCCTGCTAGCAAAACACTATCACCTTGGGATGGGTTAGCTGATGCTGCGGGTGGTAGTATATTTGGAGTATTAGCAGATGATCTTAATACAGATCTAGTTAATACTGAACCTGTTATGGTTTATAGGGCGGGAACATTCTTGCGACAGGAATTGGAAGCTGCTAACAATGCACACATTCCTCCTGGTGGTCCATTAGACCTAGCATTAAATGGTAAGAGCATATTCCTTGAATATAGCTATGAAGGTTATATTGGAGTAGATCCTGTACCATCTGGCGCAGAATCAATAGCAGAAGGTGTAACTCCTGCTAAGGCTAAGACAGAAGCTTCGAAAGCTACTGCTCCGAATCCTAGTCACGAACAATCTAATAAACACGGAAAGAAATAGTGTATGGCAGGACCAATTGTTAATAGTGTTGATTATGGGCAATTCACTACTATTGCTCTAATAGAGAGTTATAGTAGGAGAATTCCAGTACCCTCCTTTATTAGGGATACATTCTTCGGAACTAGGGATACTATGGATTCCGAGTTAGTTCAAATTGATAGTAAGATAGGAGGTAGAGGGTTAGCTCCATTTATCTTACCATTAGAGAATCAGGTAGTTGGTAGGAGACGACCTTTTAAGCAACAGTTTCTACCTGCTCCTGTCCTAGCACCTGCCAGGGTTATTACACCTAGAGAGTTGCGTGGTCCGACGATGGGAGAGACTCCATATAATTATAAAACTCCTGAAGAGAGGTTTGCAACTATCCTAACAGAAGATAGTACAGATATGGAGGAGGAGATTGGTAGGACTGAAGAGTGGATGTGCTGTCAGTGCATGTTTGCGGGTAGGATACCTATCAATTATCGAAACAAGACTAATGCAGTCATTGACTATGGATTTGTTAATGAAACTGCACTTAGTAAACCTTGGACAGATCCGACTGCTAGTCCATTAGACGATCTTCGACAAGTGCAAGGTAATCTTAACAGTAGTGGCTATGGTGGAAATATAGCAGTTTATGCTCCTGATGCATGGGAAGCTTTGTGGAAGAATCCTAATGTTAAGGATGCTATGAAGAATGTATTTCCACAATTTGTTCCATTTCAAGCGATTCCAGGACAAACAGAATTACCTTGGAATGGAGCTATGAGAGGACCATCATTTGTAGTTCCTCCTATGGAAAATTGGATCTACTATGCTACCTATAGCAAAGAAGATACTGCTAATGTTGGTAGGGAAATAGCTAAACCTTATGTTCCATCGGGATGTGTGCTAGTTGGTAGTAGTGATGTTAGGAATAGAATAGCTTATGGAATGGTTATCCAGATTGAACAGGAAGATGGACAATTCCATTATTACAACTTGGATAGAGTTCCTAAACTTGAATGTAATGTTAATAAGAATCTATTCATGCAGACTATTACTAGTCGTCCTGTTCCTATTCCTATTGACTTGTTGAGTTGGGCAGTTGTAACTGGTGCAGTATAAACTAACTATTAAGCTAACTAACATATGCAGTGTACATTAAAAACTAACGTGATTGCTAGGGATGGTACGTTCATTCCTCGTGGAAGTGTAATTGATAGGGAGGAACTACCCTCCCGTTTACGAACTAATCGACATATTGTAGCAGGTGTTGTTAAGATGGATAAGATAATTTCTCCTTATGATGAAGTAGAGATAGGAGAGGAATTAGATATAGAGGAAGGAGAAGGCTCACCTATGAAAGAGTTAGTCTTTCCTAAAACTAGACCTAAGTTTGGTAGACGATAAGCAATAATGGATGATATAGCAGAGCTAGAAGGAACTCTTAAGAGTCAGTTCGAATCTGACTTCATAGAAGTATTTGCTGAGATAACAGAGTTTGCTCGTACTATGACTTTCGAAATAGCAGATGGAAAGGTAGGAGTTAAACAATTTACTACCAATGTTGTCTGGGATACAGAAATTCTAAAAGAGCGAGCAGTAGTTCAGCAAATGGGTGTTTACTTAGGAGATGTTCTGCTATTCATAGCTAAACGATGGTTTAGTAGTGAACCACAACCAGAAGAGGTTATATACGAAATTAGACAGCTAGCACATAGAGAAGTTAAGGTAGGATGGAGAATATTAGATATAGTAGATGTGGAGAAAGTATATGAAGTTAGTTTAAGTAGGCTTACAACTATTTCGTAACGTTATGATTTCATTGAAGTTCGATGCCCGAGACTTTATTAGGGGAGCTAAAAAGGCTGCTCAGTTAGGAAGAGACTTTCCTAAGCATACAGCAGCTAGTATTAACAAAGGCTTAGATAAAGGAAAGCCAGATGGTGCGGCAAGAGTAACTGCTATATATAATGTTGGAGAATGTCCTATTACTATCCATCGGGCTAGTGCTGGTAGTTTAAAAGGAGATCTAGAAGCTAGTGGAGGAATGAAACCAGCAACAGAATTTGGTCCTAGTAGTTCTGGAGGACAGCATCAGATTGTTAGTGTAGAAATTAAAAGAGGTAGTCGTAGACCTATTGTTAAAGGTAGTAGAGGACCAGGAATTAGTGGAGCGTTTATGCTACCAGATGGAAGGGTTATGGAAAGGAGATCAGAGAGTCATTATCCTATTAATCCTGTTTATACTATTGGTTATCCTCAAATGTTAGGAAGTAAAGCAGTTTCGAATCCGGTTAGAGATTTAATGGGGAGGATAGCAATCGAGGAATTAAGAAAGAGAATCAAATTTAAATGATAGTTTATGACATTAGGACAAGTAGGTTATGAAGCACATTGTAGCTCACTAGACTGGAAATCAGCTAGTGGAGAACCATTACCAGTATGGGACGATGCTAGTGCTAATATTAAGATAGCTTGGGAGTATGCAGCAGAGATAATTCGAGAAGCGGTAGGTGGTAGAAGAATTAGAGAAAAGGGAGATTACTAATGACAGTTCCAGAGCTTGAAGATGCACTAGTAGAATTTGTAGCTATGAATACTAGTGAACTTAGATATAGGTCAAATGAGATGACAGCAGGAGTAATAGCTCCAAGAGTATATAGTGGATTTATAGCTAGGAATCAAGTAGGTGAAATTATACCAGGAGATATAACTACCTATCCAGCGATAGTAATTAGAGCTAAACAAGGTGTACAATCTCAAGAGTATGAGAAGGTAACTGTTGAGATGTTAGTAGGTTGTTTTGATGATACTAAAGATCAGCAAGGGTATCGAGATGTGATGCAGCTTGTCGAGCGGCTTAAACAAAGGATTCGCGAGCAATCAGTTATTAGACAGAAGTTTCCTGTTAGGCTGCCACTCAATTGGCAAGTTAACAAGAGAAGTTCATCAGCAGGCGGACCTAGTAGTTATAATGAATATCCTTATTGGTTTGGTGAAATACAAGTAGACTTTCAACTACCTATTCCTGCTACACAGTATGATGCTAATAGTTTATCTACAGATTCAGGAGTAGGTAGATATGATGTTCCTATGTTAGAACAAGTAGAGCATTACGAGAACGGTTAGTCATGACAGAGCAACAAGAACAAATGGGACTAGCAATAGTCCAAGAATTCGAGGGTAGATATAAGGATGGTAAGTTAACTGTTTATAAACTACCTTCCGAAGATAAGGGAGGAACGTTTGAAGTTGCCGGAGTTAATGATAAGTACCATTATACAAAGGCGCATGAACTTCGAGAATTGATAAACAGAGGAGAGCATACTAAAGCAGAGTTAGAAGCTGCTAGGCATATTATTAGCTATACCGAACCAGTTAGGAAATTCTTTCCTAGTATACAATTGGCTGATGATAATCCTAACATAGAATTTCTTCTTCGAGATTGCGCATTTAATCGAGGATTGAAAGGAGTAGCAACTATTCTCCAGATAGCAATAGGAATGGTAGGGAAGGATATAGATGGAGTTATAGGTGATGAGTCTAAGGAAGCATTTGCTCTATGGTTAAAGAAACCATTAGATTTAGCTCTAATGATAACTGATGCTCGTGAAGAATATGAAAGAGGTAGCTATCCTTGGAAGTCTACAAAGCGTAATGAATCTTCTTCTTTGTGGAAAGGATTAGTTAATAGATGGCAGAAGGCACAGTTAGTTAGTGGGAGGTTTGTATAATATGGCAGAGGAAGAAAAAGTTAAAAATAGTATGTACATTGGACCTAGCATTCCTATCATAGGATTAAGAGGAAAGATGATAATACTAGGAAGTGAACCACCTCCACAGCTTAAATCATTGATTCAAACTAAGCCTGTGATTGGTAGTTTGTTTGTTCCTACTAGTAAAGTATTCGAAGCAGCCGAAAGAGTTAAGATTAAAGGAACATTAGAGAATATAGCTGCGGGGGAAGTTAGGAAATTTAATAGTGAGAGAAGGGAAAGAGAGAAGAAAGTTAGTAAACCAGAAGAGAGGAAGTTATAGCCTATGGCTGTCAGTTCATATAAACATGGTGTAACATGGAGAGATGTACCTACTTCAATAGTTGCACCAGTAGTAGCAGATAGTGGCATTCCATTCATAGTTGGTAGCACACCAGTGCATCAAATAAAGCCGGAGAATAGACCTAAGCCTAATACTCCAAGGGTTTATTATAGCTATGAGGATGCTGTTAGTGAAATGGGATATAGCAGTGATTGGAGAAGTTATACTCTTTGTCAAGCTGTCTATACTTATTTCGCTTTGTTTAACATTGGTCCTATTATTCTTAGTTATGTTAATGATGTTGATGACATGACTCTTAGAGGACCAGCAGTAGAAGATGATGCTTTTACTTTTAGAAAAGGTGTTGTTAGTTATATTAGTAAGAGTATAATTCCAGAAACGTTAGTTGTTAAGGATTCGGTTGGTCAAAATATTCTACAACCAGAGATTGACTATACTGGAGCATGGCAAGATTCAGGTAAGGGAATATTAATGTATACTATCTCCGCTATTCCGGGAGGTGCTATACCTAGCGATCAAGATTATCCTGTTACACTTAGCTATGAACAAGTGTCTCCTATGAATGTAACTAAGAGTCAAATCATAGGTGGAATGGATATTGAGACTGGTCAATCAACTGGAATAGAAGTTATTGAAGATGTATTTCCGAGACATAGTATTGTGCCTGGAGTATTGCTAGTACCTTTCTGGACACAAGATCCTGAAGTTGCGGCAGTATGTTCAAATAAGGTAGATGAAATAAATGGTTGTTTCCGATGTATAACATTGACAGACATAGATAGTACTGTGGTTAAGAAACCTATGGATGTCTATGAATGGAAACAGAAGAATAACTATGTACATGGTAGGCAAGGTGCATTATGGCCTAGAGTAGGGTTGATGGATAAGGATATATGGCTATCTACTGAATTTGGAGCTAGGATATTAAAGACAGATAATGATAATGGTAACGTTCCTGTCGAAACTCCTAGTAATAAGGTTCTGGAGATGAATAAAACTTTAGTAGGACCATTTGATGTTAGTGTTGGTCCACCTAAAGAAATTATATTTTCGAAGGATTACGGAGATATGTTAAATGGACAAGGTATCCTAACTGCTATCAATTGGATAGGAGGATGGAAAGCATGGGGATCTAACATGGCTTGCTATCCATTTATTACAGATCCAAAAGATCGATGGATGCCTGCTAGGAGAATGACAGACTTTGTAGGAAATAGTTTAGTCCTAACAGTCTTTCAGAAGGTAGATAAACCAACTAATAGGAGATTGATTGATACTATAGTTGATACAACTAACATCTGGTTAAACAGTTTGGTTAGTAGTGGGAATGCTATGGGAGCTAGGGTAGAATTTAGACATGATGAGAATCCTGATACAGAGATGATTAATGGTCATTATCTGTTTCATGTGTATGAGTTTTTCCCATTGCCCGCAGAATGGATAGAGTTCAAACTAGAACTAGATCTTAGCTATTTGTCAGTTTTGTTTGAGGAATTGCAAGCAGCCTAATAAACTAAACAACTAGGAGAGGACTAACGATCTTCTCCTAGTTAATATAATAACGTTATGATTTCATAGGAGTTAAAATAGAAAGATATGCCCGGACCATTGTTGCCATTACAAGTTAACAATTACTCTGTCTGGAAAGATGGATGGAGATTTATAGGAATGTCAACTTTGACATTGCCTAATATACAGAATCTAACAGATGCTCTAAAGGGTAGTGGTTATGGAGGTGAGACTAACTATCCTGTACAAGCGCACTATCAAGATTGGGAAGTTACCTTTAACTTTAATTCTATTACTAGACAGTCTTTAGAATTAATGAGACAGCAAGCAATGCATGTTGAATGCATAGGAGGAATCGAATATCAAGATCCTGGATCACATATGGTTAGTATAGGTCAATGGCGTTTAGCTATGATAATACTACCAAAAGGTTTTGATCTAGCTAATTTTGAGGTAGGAACTAAACAAGCAGTTGCTATTCTTTGTGGATGTACTTATATCAAAGGAGTATATAACGGAGAGACAGTATTTGAGAAAGATAAGGTTAATCTAGTTGATGATGTTCTACATACTGACTATGGGCAGCCGATTAGAACAGCAATAGGAATGTAATTATTAGGGAGAGAGTAAGTTGCTCTCTCCTAAACGACAAAGGAGGTTAGGTGAAATATATACTATCAAAGCCGACACAGTTAAATGGTAAGGAATATACTGAAATTGACATGGATATAGAATCTCTAATTGGAGATGATATCTGTGAGTTAGAAGCTGGTTTTAGAACTTTGTATAGAGGTGATGGTGCATCTATGATTCCAGATATGGATTCTAGATATCTAGTTATGGTAGCTGGAAGATGTGCTAAGATTAATCCAAAGGACTTAGGACAGTTAGGAGCACAAGACTTTAAAGCTCTTTGTACGAATGTAAGAAATTTTTTATTAGAGAGGGTATAGCTAGTGCTGATGAGTTGATGCGATTTTGCCTAGCAATGAGTAGTCACTATCATAGCTCGCCTGACTATTGGTTAAAAATGCCATTAGCAAAATTGGAAGGGTGGGCTAAAGTAGCTATACAGATGATAGAGGAACAAAATAGACGACAGCAACAAAGACAAGGTTAGGTTAGTTTATGGCTGAAGCTAAATCAGTTGATTTAAACTTAAATATAATAGCACATCTGAAAGGGGTAGAAGGTGCTTTTAATAAGTTAACAGGTTTAATGGGAGGAGTAGCTAGACAAGCCAAATCTTTGACGCTAGGTTTTGGAAAGATGGTAGGTGCTGGAGCCGCTCTGGCATTAGGTTTTAAGGCTTTCGAAGGGGTTGGTAAATTCATGGCAGGAGCAGTAGCAGAAGCTAAGGCGGCACAGAAAGCAGAAGATAAGTTAAGTTTAGCTTTACAAAGAAATGCTAAGTTACAGAAGATAGAAGCTATTAAACCAGGAACTATCAAAGGACAACAAGAGGAGTTAAATGCACTAGCAAATGATCTAGAAAAGACAGGAGTAGTTGCAGCTACTTCTATGAAAACTGGTTTTGCTGGATTAGGACAAGCAGGTTTTGGTCCAAAAAAGATAGCTGAAATGTCGAAGGGTTTTGAAGGAACTGTAATTGCTTTAAAAGGAGTAGGTGCTAGTGCTGATGAAGTTGAAAATGTTACTGGTCAGTTAAGAGGTTTTATTAAGTCGGGGATGCTATCAAAGAAAAGTCCTCTAGCTAAACTATTTTCTGCAGAAGAGTTAGCAAAAGTTAAGAAGATGAAGAGCGAGACTGCTAGAGCTGCTCTCGCATATGATGTAATTAGAAGACAAGAAGGTAGGGTAGATCAAGCACTAACAACCCATGCTGGTAAGGTATTTGTAGCTGAACAAGCCTATCGACGATTACAGGAAACTATAGGTAAACCATTACTAGAATCACAGTTAGCATGGAAGCAAGTATTAAATGCTACTGCATTAGCAATTGAACCAATTGCAGAGAGGATTGCTAATACATTAACTCCTGCTATTAAAAGTTTTTCTAATTGGTTAGTTGAACAAACTCCTATCATTCGAGCATGGGGAAAGAATTTGGAGGAAGGATTTGTAGCTGCTAAGGGAGCTTTTGCTGTGCTAGGAGATTGGGCAGGAATGGCATGGGAAGATGTAATGGATTCGATGGCAGAGGGAGCAGGAAAGTTAAATGCAATATTAATAGAACCTGTGAAGAAAGCATTAGCACCAGTCTGGGAACCGTTAGTTGCTGGTGCTAATGAAATATGGAGTAAGGTGCAAGGTCCATTAGAAGGATCAATGAAAGGTATTAAAGCCTATATAAAAGGACAAATTACATTTGATGATTTGAAAGCTATCCTTAAAACTAACTGGCAGCTAATGTGGATGGGGTTAGGAAAGATAGATTTTCAAAAGATGTATGATGATGTTAAGGCAGGTTTTGATAAGATAGATTGGGGAGGTATATTTACTGCGGCAGGTAATACAGCAAAATTAAGTTGGGATAATGCATGGACTTGGTTAGGAAATGTAGGTGATTGGTTTAATGAACAGATAGCTAAGATTAATTGGGATGTAGTAGGTGAGACTATAACCGATGGAATAATCGGTATGTTAACTGGTGCCCAAGAGGGAGAGTTTCCTGAATTTGATCTTAGCAAAGCTTTTGATATTATAAAGGGATTTGATGAAGCTGCCACAAAGATAGTTGAAGGATTAGGTAAGGGAATAGAGAAATCGTTATCTAAGATAAATTGGGGAGAGTTACTACAAAAGGAATGGGATCAAACTGTAATAGATTTTAGTAAGCTTGGACAGAAGATAGGTATTGCATTAAAGAGAGCATTTGAACTTGCTATCAAATTTGCTATGGGTCCATTAGGTGAATTTTTTGATAGGATAGATAAAATGACAGGCGGGCCTGAAGCTAGGAAAGCAGCTATGGAAGCACATGTAGAAACGACTGCTATAGGAACAGAAAGAGTTAAGGGAGGAGTAGCAGTTAAGGGAGGAGAAACGAAAGGTTTCCCTACTACTACACCAGAAGCAGTTGAAGGAGCAGAAAAGTTAGTTAAGGCTACTGAGAAACTACCAGATGAGAAAAAAGTTGCAATAGCTACTACAGGAGCAGAACAAGCTAACCAAGATATAACTACTCTTAATACTAATCTTGAGCAGACACCTGCTGATAAAGCTATTCAAATTAGTTTGTTAGGAGTAGAAGATTCAATTAGAAAGTTAAATGAATTAAAGGCAGCTATTGATGCGACACAAGGAGGAGTGTCAGCAGCATTAGCACCTAGACCCGCTCCAGGTATGCAAGCAGGAGGTATAGTAGCTGCTAGGGGAATGTATAATCTAGCAGAACGTGGAGCCGAAATGGTAGTACCATTACAAGGAGGAGGAGAAGGTAGAAGTAGAGGATTGTTAAGTCAGGCTGCTAATTTGTTAGGTATGCGAGGAGGGTTAGGTGGTGGTGGTGGACCTATTAGTCTTAGTATGTCTGTTCCTATTACTATTAGTAATGTACCTGTTGGACAGGAAGGTGCTATAGGTAGAGAGATAGAAGCTGCTTTGCAAGATCCTGTTAGACAACTTCTAGAGCAGCTTAGAAAGGCTAAAGATGAAGAACAGAGGTTATCCTATGTATAGTGGATGATATCATAACGTTATGATAACATTGAAGGCAAAAGTTAGAGAGTATAGAACAGAGCAAGGAGATATATGGGATTTGATAGCATTAGCATGTTATGGTGATGAACATGCTATGCATTTTATGCAAGATGCTAACTATGAATATAGAGAGGTAGGATTCTTTTTAGCTGATGTATTGTTAATAGTTCCACCAGTAGTTCAACTTAATAATGATCTTAAACATCCTGTTAAAATACCTAATCTGAAGGAGTTGCTGCCGTGGCGTTAGGATTAATAATGCCTATATTGTCTGCTAGACGAGCAGAAACCTCGTTAATAGTAGGAGGACAAGATGTACTATCTGGATTGTCTACCTTAGATATTAGTTTTAAATATACAGATAATACTAGCGATAAAGCAGATGATTTATGTGTAGAGATAGCTGATCCTGATAGAACTTGGATGCAGCAAAAGATGCCAAAGAAAGGTATGGAATGTCAAGCTACTATTAGCTTGTTTCATTGGTTAAGACCATTTGATAATAGAGTATTAGAATGTGGAACCTTTTGGATTAATCATGTAGGATTAAAAGGTCCACCTAATATTGTCTCAATCAAGGCTGGTAGCATTCCTCCGAATGGAGCGAAATCAACTAACAAACATCGATCATGGGAGAATAGTGATTTAAAGACAATAGCAGGACAGATAGCAACAGAGAACGGACTAACATTATTTTATGATACAGGGAAGAATCCGAAAGTTAAACGGACAGAACAGAATGATAAATCAGATATAGAGTACTTGCGAGAGCGTTGTAAGGAAGCAGAACTATCACTTAAAATTCATAAGAAACAGTTAATCATTTATTCAGAGCAAGAGTATGAAGCTAGACCTCCCGCTTTTCAGTTAGTATATGGATCAAAACAAATACTAACATATGAGTTTAATTCGAAAACAGATGATACCTATAAGAGTGCTAAGAATAGTTTTGTTAATCCAGAAACAGGAAAGGTAACAAAGACAGAGTTTCCAGATAAGGAAGATCAAGCAGCAGTTGATAAAGGAGATATAACTATTCCAGAAGGAACCTATGCAAAACATGTTAGTAATGAAGGTATAGGTTATGATCCAGATGGAATAGGAACAAGTGGAAAAAGTCCAAGTACATTAGAACTTCATGATGTAGATAATTTTAATGATGATCCAGCAGCTAATAGTGGGAAAGGAAAAGGAGGTAAAGAAAAAGGAAAAGGTAAATGTAAAGCTAAACTTCGAGAGAAGAATAAGAAAGAACATCAATGTAGTTTTACTGTATTTGGTAATATAGAATATTTGTCAGGATTAACCTGTGCAACAATAGGATATGGAATATTTGATAAGAAGTGGTTTATAGAGAGTAGTCAACATAGTATAGGTGGAGGAGGTTATATAACTTCCCTAAAATTTAGAGGAGCATTAAAAGGATACTGATAGAAGATATGGACTTCACTAGTGATAGTATATTTCCTAGGGATAATACAGGTAGAGATGCTCAAGTTAGAAACATGTTTCGAAATGGGAAGGTAATAGAACAAATAATAAATGATACTGGAGTGTTTGTTAGAGTTCAACAGTTAGACAAGGATGGATTAATTAGTAGACCATTACCTGTTAAACAATTTGGTAGTAGATCTAATCAGTCCTTTTGGTGCCCTAATATAGGAGATGATGTAGCTATTACTATGCTTCCTAACTCCGAAGGTGGAGAAGGATTTGTCGATGGAAGTTTTTATAATACTGGCAATCGTCCTCCTATAACTAAATTGGAAGATGCTGCACATAAGCATGTTACATTTGGAGATGGAACAATAGTCGAATATAGACCTAGAGATAGTACTTTACATGTAACTGCTGGTCAGAATGTTGGAAGATCTGGTATTAAGACAATGACAATTGTAGTTAATACTGGCGGACCAGTTAACATTGTAGCAGGAACAGTTAATATTACAGCAAGTACCATAACTCTTACTGGACCAGTTAAGGTTAATGGCGATCTAAATGTTAGTGGGAATATTGATAATGGTGGAGATATGCATACAACCGGAGTGCATACAGATAGTATAGGTAGACATGATGCATAGATAGGATAGTATGGCACTAGTCGGATGCTTTGGAATGTTAGTATTTGAATGTAGTCGAAGACGAGTACATACATTTGATGAATTGCATGTTACTAATACTAATAGATTTGCTCAACATGCTGTGCACATGGAGATGCCTATATTAGAATTCTGTGGACCAGGACTATCAGAAGTTTCATTTAAGATGAATTTTAATATGGAATGGAATGCAGATCCTTTTGCTAGTCTTATGCTTCTACGAATGTATTGCAAGATGGGAAGGGTAGCACCATTGTTAGTAGGTAATAGACCTATCACTATGGGGTTTAATTTATGGGTAGTGACTAATGTAGGAGAAGAGCATAAGTTCTTTACTCGAAGCGGAACCTTATTTGGAGCAGCAGCAGATGTTAGTTTAAAGGAATATAGATTAATAGTATCATAACGTTATGATTTCTTGTCCATGAGTGCAACACTTCCAGCAGTTCTAAATCCATTAGCAGTAGAAATAGTAGGTACTACTACTATAGATATAGAGAATAAGGGATTAGAAATTCCTATTACTAAGTATTCATTTGATTGGATAGATTTTGGAGCAACCGGAGAAAAAGAAGTATATCAGAATGTTAAGTTTATAGTATTAACTCCTATCCGTTCAGTCGTGCTAGATCGAGAATTCGGAATGGACTTTATAATGGTAGATAAACCCATTCCAATAGCTGAGTTAATGTTGTCACAAGAGGTAAGTTTAAAGATAACTGCCTATGAACCTAGATGTTATTTTCAGAATATAGAATATATAGAGGATAATATTAATGGTTGGCTGAAACCAGATGTTACTATAATTATCACTAGTAAAAATGAATTACCTTCGATGTATCCAACTGCGGAAGGTATTATTCAGCCGATGCCGTTTGTTAGTCCTATACAAGAAATAGAGTTTAGGGGAACATTATCTGGAACAGAAGGAAAGGAAGGTCCACCTGGAAAATCAGCTACTATACAAGTAGGAACTACCACTACTACTGAACCTGGAACAGATGCTGATGTAGTTAATGTAGGAGATACTACAGATGCTATATTTGATTTCTATATTCCTCGTGGAGATAAGGGAGAAGAAGGAACACAAGGTATAGATGGAATACCTGCTTATACATTCTGTGTTCAAGATTTTGTAGTTCCAGCAGTTGGTGAGACAGTAGAGGTAGATTGTGAAGAGATTAGATGGGTAGCAGTTGGAGAGTTTCTATATATAGATGGTGCTGCTGGAGAGGGACAAGCTGGAGCCTTAAAAGTAGTAGAGAAGATAGGAAATGTGTTAACATTATTAAATCCTCCTAGTAGTTAGTTAGTTATGGCTAACAAATTAGCAATTCCTGGAACTGTAGTTAGAACTGGTAGTTTAATAACTCCTGGTGGAGAACAGGGTATACAAGGGATTAAAGGAAATACTGGACAAGGCTATGATGGATGTTATGTAGGAACTATACTTGCTTGGCCTAGTCCAAATGTACCTACAGGTTGGTTAACTTGTGATGGAGCAGAAGTAGAAAAAGCAGCCTATCCAGAACTATATGAGATAGTAAGTACTAGATTTGGTGCTGGCAGTGGTAGTGGAACTACATTTAACCTTCCAGATCTTAGAGGTAAGGTTATTATAGGAATTGATACAGAGTATACGTTAGCATCGATAGGTGGAGAAAAAACTCATACATTAATAGCTGCTGAAATTCCAGCACATAATCATAGTATTAGTGATCCTACCCATATACATTCTCATGTTGATCCTACCCATGCTCATACTCATGCAGATCCTACCCATGCACATAGTTTATCAGATCCTTCCCATCAACATCCTACCTATGATCCTACCCATGCACATAGTTTATCAGATCCGGGTCATTCACATGTTGAAAGTGATCCTACTTTTGGTATATCAGGTTATCAATTGATGCCGATGGGTGGAGGTGTGTTAGTTGGTGAACAAGCTGCTAATACTTCTCATGTTGGAATAGGTGTTGGTGTATATGGAGCATATACAGGAGTAGTTGCAAATTGGGTAGGAACAGGAATGGGAGTATATGGAGCCTATACTGGAACCTATGATAATCCTAGTGGAGTAGGAACTTCTAGTAATGCTAGTGGAACAGGTATAGTTGCTAGTATGTTTGGTGGGAATGGGGCGCATAATAATATGCAGCCTTATCTAGCTCTTAACTATATTATTCGAGCTATCTATTCTGCTATACCTCTTGATGAACTTAATATACCATTAGCTGATAGTACGACAGATGGTTTGATGAGAATGGTTAGTGGTGAGACTACAGATTTTGTAGATGGCACTAACAATTGTCGAGATCTGGCTACTGAAGTATTAGCAATAGCTACTCCATTTCCAGAAGCACCTATAGATGACAAGCAATATGCTAGGAAGAATGCAGCATGGGCAGAAGTTATCATTCCTGATATTCCTCCATCCGGTATTGAAGAAGCACCTATCGATGGTAGACAATATGCTAGGCAAGATGCAGCCTGGACAGAGGTAGTTGCTCCACCTCCTACAGATGGTGGAAATGGTAGTGTTAGTGGATTAAATGTTTCGATAGGTTCTATAGTTCTTAATGGTAGTGCTACTATTCCACAAGGTTGGTTAGCTTGTGATGGTAGTGAAGTCAATAGAACTACCTATGATTTATTGTTTGAAGCTATAGGAACTATCTATGGAATAGGAGATGATAGTACCACATTTAACTTACCAGATATACGTGGTAGGATTCCGATGGGATCTGGACAAGGAAAACAAGGAACTGGTGAGCTATCAGATTTTGTAACATCATTTACAACTGGCCTAATTCGAGATGATTTTAGTGGTTGGGTTGGAATTAAATTTCAGGTTGGATCTGAGGATTTAATTGTTAGTACATTAGGACGTTATGTTTCGCCAGAACGGACTAACAGTGCAATTCATACATTACAACTTCGTCAAGATCCTTCTACTCCAAATATAGTTGGACAAGTATCAATAGATACTACTGGCAGACCAACTGGAAGCTTTGCTTATGTAGCCTTAGCTAGTCCAGTCACTTTAACAGCAGGAAGTATTTATTATTTATTATCTTACGAGGCTGCTAGTAGTGGTGATCTTTGGTACGATGACGATTCTATACCAACAACTACTACTGATGCTACAATTCTAGGTTCGGTTTATACATCGGGTTCTCCTACTGATTCTGGACCTCCTATTGATGCAAAAGTAGGTTTACATATATATGTGCCAGTTAACTTACAATTTGGGTTACCTCCATTAACTGACAGATTATTAGGAAGTATAGGAGGTGAGGAAACTCATTTATTAACTGTCGAAGAACTCCCTGCTCATAGTCATAGTACTATACAAGATGCACATAGTCATACTGCTAGTCAACCTGCTCATAGTCATACTAGTCCTGCACATGTTCATAGTGTTTTAGGTACAGTACAAAGTAATGCTGGAACAGGTCCGGGTCTTTGGATAGGTACTCCAACTGGTGATCCTTATGCTAATACTACTTCAGTAGGAGTAGCTATAGATGCGGCTCAACCTGCTATTACTGTTGGTAATACTACTTCTAGTGTTGCTATTTCTAATACCGGAGGAGGACTAGCACATAACAATATACAACCATTTCTGACGTTAGGTTATATAATTAATGCAGAGAATGTTCCTGTTAGTGGAGGTGGTACTCCTCCTAGTGGAGGTACTACAGTAGTTGCTGCTTTGCCAGTAGGTTCTGTTGTTAGCTTTGCTGGAAGTATAGTAGAGGAAGGATGGTTAGTATGTGATGGAAGCGAAGCATCGAGAACTATCTATCCAGATCTATATGTCACAGTAGGAGACACTTATGGTGCGGGTGATGGTAGTACTACATTTAATCTTCCAGACATTCAAGGAAAGGTAATTGTAGGTAGTGGAGCCGGATCTGGATTAACAGATCGATTACTAGGAAGTATAGGAGGTGAGGAAACTCATGTGTTAAGTATAGCAGAGATGCCTATACATACACATATACAAGATTTACATAATCACGGGGTAGCTACTGGAGGGGGAACTATTGGTGCCAATATTTTATCTTATGTAACAACGGGTGTTTATGATTATACTGGTAGTAACTTACATGGTGCTACTGCTACTAACCAGAATACCGGAGGAGGACTAGCTCATAATACTATGCCTCCATATATAGTATTAACTTATGTAATTAAAGCTATTAAGGATGAAGTTAGTGGTGGTGGTAATGGAAGTGGAGAAACCTATGTAGTTAGGACATTACCTATAGGAACTATTGTTAGCAATGCTAGTGCTATACTATCTGATGGATGGTTAGTTTGTGATGGTAGCGAACAAGATCCTGCTATATATTTTGAATTGTTTGCTGCCATAGGAACTACCTATGGAGGAGATGGAACTGTATTTAACTTGCCAGATTTTCGAGATAGGATAGCATTGGGTGTTAGTAGTACTAGGATATTAGGAAGTATAGGAGGTGAAGAGACTCATGTACTAACAATCGAAGAAATGCCCTCGCATACTCATATACAAGATGCACATACCCATGCACAAGATGCTCATAGTCATATCATTGGACAATATACAGCTGTATTCCCTTCGGGTACATCACCTTGGGGTGCATATATAGGTTTTGAGAATCAGGGTACTAGTACTTTTACTGCGGTTGCTACTAACCAAAATTCAGTTGCTACTAATCAGAATGCTGGAGGAGGACTAACCCATAACAATATACAACCATATCTAGCAGTTGACTATATTATTAAGGCTAAAGAAATAGAAGCTATCATAGATGTAGTTGAAGATGCACCTATAGACGATCAGTTATATGGTAGGAAAAATGGTGAATGGGAAGTTATACCTGCTGGTGGTGGAGAAGGAGGAGGAGGAGGGATAGTTAAAGTTAACTATGATTTAGGACACTATGCACCTACTACTGAATTAGGTACAGGAGACTATACAGTAGGAGTTTGCTTTACAGTTACAAGTGCTATTAATCCTAAGTTGAAGCAAGTTAGCTTTTATAAGACAGCATTAGAAGCACCTAATGTTAACCATTCTTTTATTCTCTATGATGCTGCTATGCAAATTCCATTATGGAATCATCCTCCAGATGGAGAGACAGCAGTTGAAGGATGGATTACCCATGTGTTAGTAGCTCCTCTCCCACTAGTGCAAGGAACTACCTACATGTTAACTGTCCATTGTAGTAGTGAATTTATTGCTAATACTACTCCTCCTCATCTTCCCTATCAAGATGGTCCTTTGTCAGCAGAAAGAGGAGGTAAGATAGCAGGTAGTGGTTGCCCTTGGCCGGATAGTGAAGTTCATTATGGATTAGATTTAGTGATAGAAGTAGAGGAGGAACAAGGTCCACCTATCGAGGAAGCACCTATAGATGGTTTAGCTTATGCTAGGCAAGATGCAGAATGGGTAGAAACTAACTTACAAGGAGTACCGGGTAAGAGTGTAGAGATTCTTCAATCGGTAGATGAAGCTACAGCTATAGCAGATAGTATAGTTAATCCTAATAATATCTACTTTTGGATTGTGCTACCTCCTCCGCCTGTACTAACATCTTTGAATCCTGCTCAAGGAGATGGATCTATGATAACAAGTCCAGTTACATTGCAAGTTATCGGATCGGGTTTTACTGCTAACTGTAAGGGAGGTACTACAAGTGGACTTGCTTTTACTGAAAGACCAACTACCTTTGTTAGTGAGACTGAGCTAAGTGTGAGTTTAACTTTTACAGGGAACTCTCATTCTTATATCTCTGTTCAAGATGAGCATGGACAAAGATCAAATGAAATAGATTGGTGGAGTGGACCACCATAGGAGATAGGATATGGGAATAGCAATTGCAGGAAAGTTAATTAAGGATGGAGATAGTATAGCTATCCAAGGAAAGCTACCTATAGGTATAGCTATACAAGGAAAGATAGTATATATTAAGGAAGTTCTACCTCCTCCGCCTCCAGTTATTAGTTCTACTTCACATGCGTATATATACTATTACGTACCTTGGAATACAGTTCAGTTTTATGGTTCTAACTTTAGAGATACTGACACACTTGTAATAGAGGGAATAGACCATCCAATTGTCTTTGTTAATGATACTAATATTCACTCTTCTTCAACTGCTATAGTTGACCAACCTATGGGTAGGATTATTCCTGTTTATATTAGATCAATAGATGGACAGATAAGTAATACTATAAATATACAAGTTCTAGTATCCCCCGAATGAAAAGAGATTATAATTATGACACCATATATTGCTAGTTTCCAAGTTAGGTATAATATTCCTAGCTTGCAGCAACAGGTAGAAGTCGCAGGAGTTAAAGCTTGCGAAGATATTAAGAATGAAGATCCAGCTACACCCGATCATGTTAATAGAGCAGAATGGGCTATGTGGTATAGTAAGAATAGTCAGACAGGATGGGTTAGTTTTGCATGGTCAGTAGCTATGAATGCTACTATTCAAGCAGCTATCCAAGCTGATCCTACTGGAGCTACAATTACAGATAACGATGTACAGTTTGTAGTTAATAGTGTACTACCAAGTGTGATAGCTGATTTTATAGCACATCCTCCATTTAGTCCAACTACTCCTACTCCTCCAATGTAAGTAAGAAATATGGCAACAGCAGAATTACCTCTATTTGGATTTGATCCTAGCATAGTACCTGACATAGATTTTTGTCAGAAGGATTCTAGTGTTATTGAATCTGATGTTATTACTAACTATGAAAAGTTCTTCACAGCAGTTACTAGAATTAACAAGACACTAGGAAGAGCTGATCCAGTTAGGTTATTCCTATTAACTAACATCTATCAGTTAGTAACCCAAAGGTCAATTGTCGATTCTACGGGTAAACAGAATCTTTTGAAATATAGTAAGGGAGCTAATCTTGATAATGTAGCTGCTAAATGGGGAGTAAGAGGAGGAAGGTTAAAGCCTACATCAGCAGAAACATTATTAAGATTCACAGTATCTGCGGTACAACCAAATAATGAAGTAGTTATTAAGTTAGGACAAGTAGCACAGACAGCAGGAGGTATTAGATTCAAAACTATAGAAGAAGGTATTATACCTGCTGGTTTGTTATTTGTCGATTGTGAAGCAGAGGCAGAAACTCCAGGTTCAGAAGCTAATGGATTGGTTCCCGGTCAGATTAACTATCTAGTTGAATGGAATGAACCATATTTAGTTAGTGTTACTAATTTAACTACATCTAGTGGAGGTGCTAACAAAGAAGGAGACGAACATCTTAGAGCTAGAACATGGTTTGCTCCAGAAAGTTTTAGTGTAGCAGGACCATATGGAGCATATGAATGGTTTGCTGGTAGTGCCAATCCTGATATAGCAGATGTTAGTGTATGGAGTAATGCAGAGAATGCAGGAAAAGTTTTTATCTATCCTTTAATGGCTAATGGAGAATTACCTACACAGGAAGTATTAGATCAAGTATATAAGACATGTAGTGCTGATGATGTTAGACCTCTAACAGATTGGGTGTTTGTCGAACTTCCGACTGTAGTTAGTTATTCTCCTATGGTTCAATATTGGATTAAATCTAGTGATGAACATTTTGCAGATGATATTAGAAAAAAGGTAGATGCAGCATATATGAACTATCTAATTTGGCAAAGGTCAAAAATAGGTAGGGATATTAATCCTTCAAAATGTGATGAAATGATAGTTAATGCTGGAGCTAAGAGAACAGATATACCGGAAGGAACATCAGGTTTTAAATTTGTTAAGATAGATGAGCAAAGTGTAGCCAGAGAAGATGCTAGTTCTAAATGTACTTATGTAGGAATAGAGATAGAATAGAATAGATAATATCATAACGTTATGATTTCATCCCTTGAGTTAGTTGCTCCTAGTATTAGAAATGATCCACAGGTTATAGCTGCATGTAAAGCTATTGACATTGAACTAGAAGCTATCTATGAAGAGATACCTAGTATTCTATTTTGGCCTTTTATAGAACAGCAAACGGGTACTATGCTAGATATCTTAGGATGGGAAATGCATGTTGATGTCTGGCAAGGATGGGAAGGAACACTAACAGATGAAAAGAAGATAGAGTTAATAAATCAATCGATAGCATGGCATCAAAAGAAAGGTACTAAGTGGGCAGTTGAAACGTTAGTACAAACTATCTTTGCTAAATGTTATGTTACAGAATGGTTTGAATATGGAGGCAATCCATTCTTCTTTAAAATTATATTAAAAGAACAGGTTACTGATCTACCTAAGATACTAAGGTTAATCGACGCTGTAATGAACGTTAAGAATGTTAGGAGTTGGATAGAAAGCGTCGATATTATCCAACAGCCGATACCTACTAGTTTAAGGATATCAATAGTAGTAGTTATCACTAAGATAGTCAGAATTCCAGTTAGTACCAATAAATAGAAGATATGCCAGCGTTCGATCATAGTGTATTAACAGATGTGGGATGGGATGCTATGGCATCTTGTCTCGCAGGACAGAAGCTAGCTTTCGTTCACATGGAAGCTGGTGATGGAACTATTACTAATGGTGATGCCGAAATGGAAGGTATGACTGCATTAGTTAATAAAGTAATGGATATAACTATTACTAGTTGGTCTGATGATGGAGAAGGTCAGCTAACATTAATAGGAACACTTAGTAGTAAAAATGTAGTCACTGCATTCTATTTTAGAGAGTTAGGTGTTAAGTGTACGTTAGATGGTGGTGCAGAGATATTATATAGTGTAGCTAATTCAGGAGATCAAGCAGACTATATTCCTAGTAGAGATGAAACTGCTATAATAGTTGATACTATCGAAGTCGTGATTAAGATAGATCGCGAAGCGATGGAGAATATAACTATTGTCATTGCTGCTGATGCTAATGTAACTGCACAGAATATAGGACCAGTAACAGTAGGAGCAGGATGGTTCAGAGACAAACAAGGAAGTATTCTATACTTCAAAAGATTTGTTAGTACCACAAATGTTAGGATAACAGAGACAGAAGATACAGTAGAAGCTAATGTAGTATTTCCTATTTTTCTACCTATAGGAGGTATAATAGATTTTGGTGGAAGTACTATTCCAGCCGGATTTCTACTATGTGATGGAAGTGCAGTATCGAGAAATACATATGCTAATCTGTTTGCTGAATTAGGAACTAAATGGGGAGTAGGTGATGGTAGTACTACATTTAACATTCCAGATTTAAGAAGTAGAGTAACTATAGGAGCAGGGCAGGGTGGTGGACTATCTAATAGATTGTTAGGTCAATATGGTGGAGAGGAAGTTCATTATGTAACTGTAGCAGAAATGCCCTATCATAGTCATGGTGCTAATGGTAGTCAACCTGCCCATACTCACTATCTTTATGATCCTACCCATAATCATGTATTCTCAGATCCTTTACACCAGCATCCTACCTATGATCCTACTCATACTCATAGTCATGCTGATCCAGGACATGGACATGGAGTTTATGATCCATCACATGTTCATCCTATGAATTCCTATCCTGCACAAGGACAGGCTGGAACAGGTTTTAGAAGTATCCTTGAATTAGATTACCCTTATACACATACTTACTATGCAAGAGCAGATATAGGCATATATGGTTCTGGTGTGGGTACATGGAGTACAGGTAGTTATACTGGAGTAGTTGCAAATTGGACTGGTACTAGATGTTGGAATAATCCTAGTTATACCGGACAATATTTAGATTGGGCAGGAGGAGAAGCAGTAACAATTTCAATTGCTAATACTGGAGGTAGTCAAGCTCATAACAATATGCAACCATTTGCAGTACTTAACAAAATTATAAAAACATGAATAAACCAATACGACAAGCACGAATGGCTATACCTAAACAAATATCTACTAACCATAAAGGAGTGATAAAAGTAGTTGATTTTCAGGTAATTAACTTTGTAGATGATGTACCTGATAAAGATGGTAGAACTAGATCTAGACCTATTATTATTATGTATGCATTAGCAGAAGATGGGATAGTATATGAATTTAATGGAGGAAAATGGAAAGGTTTTCCTGTAACAGAGGAGGTATAGTTTATGCCAGATCCAGAACCACCTCTTCCACCTGGAGTTGCTACTAGAGAGATTAGTCCACTTGCTCCAACTATGACTAACATTTTCAGAACAGGTTCGTTAGAGTTAAAATATTATTTGGAGGAAACTGTACCTGGAACAGACTTTGTTAGTCCTGGTGGTGTTAAATGGGTAGTCGATACTCAAGAACAGTTTCATAATATTCCACCCGATGAAAATGAAGAAGGACAAACTAAGGTAGTACTAACATTTAAACCACCTAAGCATGGAGGAAATTGAAAGAACCTTTATGGAGGGAAGTATTATGTTGGGGAGCAGTTATCTGTTTCTTTTTATTTCCTTTAACTGCTTTTAGTATAGTGGTTTATAGTACTACCATAGGTTCAGTTGGATTTTTAGATCCAAAAGAACTAGCATTCTTTAGGGAGTTTGTTCCTTTTGAAGCTACCTTAGCAACGTTAGTATTTGGACTAGCAGGTTTGAATACATGGGATAAAAGAAATGGAGTTATTAAGAAAGAGAAAGAAAAAGAACAATGAAGATATGTATAGATGCTGGACATGGCGGAAATGATAGTGGTGCTGATGGTCCTACTGGACTTTCAGAGGCGAAGGTAGTATTAGAACTAAGTGACCTAGTAGAGCAAGGGTTAAAGAAATTAGGTATACATACTAGGATGACTAGGAGAACAGATGACTATGTAGAGTTACATGATAGATGTGAAATAGCTAATGATTGGGAAGCTGACTATTTTGTTAGTATTCACTGTAATTCAAATGGTCCAACTGCTGTCGGAATAGAGACTTTATATGCTAGTAATAGTGGTAAGAAACTAGCTGATCCTATACAATTTGAAATGTTAGCAGCTACAGGAGACGTAGATCGAGGATTGAAACATAGAACTAATCTCTATGTTTTAAATGGAACTTCGATGCCTGCGGTACTAGCAGAGGTAGGATTTATTAGTCATCCAGCTACCGAAGCTAAACTAAAAACAGATGACTATAAACATGCTATTGCTAATTCCATTGTTAATGGACTAGCAAAGTATTTGAGAAGTATAACTGAAACGCCAATTAAATAGAAGGAAAGGTTAGTTAAAATGCAAGTTAATTCATTGTTCAAACGAGACTCGCAAGAGTTAAGAGACTACCTAGAAGATAATAAGGTAGGAAAGCAAGTAACGGCATCAGATGGAAAGAGAGTCTGGACAGTTAAGAAAATCCAGCAATTTGATGATCTTCCACCAGATCCTAACGTTGGTCCGGTAGTTAAAGTAACAGTTACTATGACTGATTTCTAGTTAGTTGTTAGTCTGTGGAGATTATTTAGCTATTTGACAACAGATAGCTTTTGTGCTATATTATAGTGTTACGTTGGGGAAGGTTAGCGACTAGCAGAACAGTTAGTTTGTTAGTGGCGCATTAGTAAAGCCTCATCCGCTAAACTAGTAGGTTCAATTCCTGCCCTTCCCGAACTTAGCAAATGTATACAACTGTATACATTTTTAAAAAACTAACACTAACAATTAATATAGTACAAAAGAAAGATGAGTTTACTACAACAGTATTCGACACCTATTCTCTCAAAGGAATTAGAGGATAGGATAGGAGATGCTATACAGCATTTTCTAAATAGAGGGTTATGGAGAGAATGGGGATTAGATAAGATTAGAGAACAAGGTGCAGCTATACTGCTACATGGTGCACCAGGATTAGGTAAAACTATAACTGCTTATTATATTGCTAAGAAGCTACACTTAAGAGTAGCTGAAGTTAGCATGGCTGATTATGGATCACATGTTCCTGGTGAACTAGCTAGAACTATTAAGAAAATCTTCAATGGTGAGTTAATATTAGCTCGCCAAGAGAAGAGACAACCTCCGCTTATCCTTTTGGATGAAGCGGATGCTATGCTTGTTTCGCGTAAGAAGTTAGGTGCGGAAATGATCTGGATGCTAGAACCAATTAACGAATTACTAGCACAGATCTCGAAATATCCGGGCTTGGTAGTACTAGCAACTAACATGGCGGCAATATTAGATGATGCTTTGGAGCGTCGCCTAATAGCTAAGATCCGCTTTGATAGACCAACAGAAGAATTACGGAGAAAAATATGGAAAGAGAAATGGCCAGATAAGTTTCCTTGTCAACCTAACAATGGAGACTTAGATCAACTAGCAGAGTTTGATCTAACAGGCGCACAAATAGAGAATATATTTCTGCTATGGTCTGGTAGGGTAATGAGAGAAAGAAGAGTCGCTATGACTAGCGATCTAATAAAATTCATAGGAGAGGATTGGACTGACTACTTCCAAAGCTAAATAAAATCATAACGTTATGAAATCATGGCCATGCGATAGCTTGCTATCAATGGCTAATTGTGTGTATATATGGAAATTGAAATCGAATTAACAGATGAACAACTAGCAGCAGCCTATAAGTTATCTAAGACTAATGGAGAGAATGGTATAGTTTGGTGGAAGGTTGGTGAAGGTAAGACTAGGATAGCATTAGCTTGGAGTTTGCTAGTATTAGATCATGATCCACGACCATTAGTGATATGTAGTCCAAGTGCATTTCGACAATGGTTAGATGAAATAGATTTGTTAGGATTAGACAAATATATTAAACCAGTATTTCAAAGCTTTGCTACACTTAGCTATAGTGGATCATTAGAGTTAGATAGAGAGAGGTTTAACTGTCTTATATTAGATGAACTATGGATGTATAAGAATCCTAAGTCTACCAGATCTAAACGAGCAAAAGAACTAACTAGACGAGTGCCTAGCATAGGATTGTCAGGATCATTAATGACTGCTGGAAATCTGGAGGACTTATATGGTCAAGCTAAAGCTATGAATATTGAGGAAAAGATAGCTAGAAGCATGACTAGCTTTCGAACTCAGTTTATGGTTGAGGCTAAGAATTGGGCAGGATTCATCGATAGGTATCCAAAGAAAGGTGCAGTAGAAGCTATTCAACAGAGATTATATGAGAATGTTAGTGTTTACTTTCCGAAAGAGAGAAGAGCGATTCGAGATATACCTATACATATAGAACCTACTAAACAACAATTAGAAGTTAGGAAACAATTATTAAAGACATGGAGTTATGATACGCTTGAAATTAAGGCTGCTGTTAGTCTTATCATTAAACTATTACAAGTATCGGATGGTTTCCTCCGAGTTAGCGAAGGAGATTATCTACCTATCAAATCTAGCAAGATTAGCAGACTCAAAGAGCTATGTACCGAGTTGTTTGATGCGGGAGAACAACAACTACTTATATGGGTTGGATTCAGGAAAACAGCTAATATTCTATCTGAAGCATTGCCTTGGAAAACTACGTTACTCACTGGTGATGGTAGATTTGATGTCTTCGGTTGGAGAGATGGGAAAATCAAGATTACTATTGCTACTGTTGGAAGTGGTGCTAGTCTTAATGACTTCACTAACATTAGATATAGTATATTCTATTCGTCCAGTTTCTCTGCACTTAATGTGCAACAGGCTAGGGGTAGAACTAACAGAAAGTCCTCTCTCCACAAATGTGCTTACTACTATTTTCTATCGACTAATAAATTTCCTGATGGAACAGTCTACATGGGAATTGAAGAGAATAGAACGAAAGAACAGATAGTTAGAAATATATTAAATGAAGTAAAGAAAGAGAAAGAAACAAAAATAAATTCACAAACATGGGATCCAGAATAAAAGAAAGAAAGAAAAGAAATGACTAACAAACTAACACAAATGGAAATACCAGATTTAGAAGATCCTAATGTCTATCTATTAATGGTCAAATGGAGAATCGAGGAAGCTGAAGAAAAGCTTAGGATTGCTAATGCGGCATTAGCTAAATATCTAAAGGCAATGAACATAGAACTACCATGAAAAAGATACGACCTAAGAGTTTTTGGTTAGATACAAACTCGCGATTGGCTATACAAGCTGCTTCGCAAGATGTAGTTACTCAGAGTGAGATAATGACTAGAGCAGCATGTCCTCGCAAATGGTTCTATAGGTATGCTCTAAAACTGAATCGAATGGCAGCAGTTAGCTACCATTTAGTATATGGAACTTTAATGCATAGTGCATTAGCAAAGTTATATAAGAGTGGACACTATGGTTTATCTCCAAAGGAAGAGTACTTACAAATTCCACCATTGGAATTAGATGAAGATATAGTATTAACTCCTGATGATACTTATGAATTAGAACTAGTAAAAGCTAAGGTTCAGTATGCTTTTGATGCTTATCGATGGTACTATTACAAAGAGGATAGCTTTCTATTTGTTAGATCTGTCGAGACTGATTATGAAGTTAGTTGGAAAGGAATCAAATTATCTGGTAGAATAGATCTAGTAGCTAATCCTAACAATCGAGATGGACAGTTCATCTGGGATTGGAAAACTAGTGGTAGATTTGATGCAACTATGTTAGATGCTTGGAGTTTTCGATTTCAGTTTCTATATTATTGTTGGTTATACTGGCGAGCAACTGGTATTAATCCGGCGGGAATAATGGTTAATGGACTAGCTAAGACCTTGCTAAGACCTAGGATAACAAATAGAAAGACTAAAGAAAAAGAGAGTGTTAAGGAATACCTAACAAGAGTAAGGCATGAGTTTAGAGATAATCAGGCGAAGTATTTCTATCGACAACGAATGCCTTTAGTACAAGGAATATTAAATAGGTTTGAAACAGAAATGTTAGAGCCTCATTTGGATGTATTCATTCTAATGCAGAAGAAGGGAATAGATATTAATACTAATGTGTTAGGTTCGTTAACTCTAGCAATGAATACAGCACATTGTCATATCTATAACTCATTCTGTGAGTATTTGCCTTTGTGCAAAGATGGGACTATAATGTTAGGAGAATATTACAAGAGGAATGTTAAGCATCAGGAATTAGTAGAAGTTGAACCAGAGGTAGGAAATGGATGAAGATAATATTTTCATGTTTACTACAGAACAACTAGCCATCATCATTCGAGGATCGATAGGTCTTGCTAACGAATTTTATCAGATGAAAGGATTAGGACATGATGAGGAAGTATATAGGATGACAATAGCTGCCGAAATTCAAGGATTGTTAGTCGAGCGAGAATTAGTTAGAAGAAAGGAATTACCAAAAGCAGAATATCAAATCTATCCACTACATGACAACGAAAAAAGCGAAACGAATAATAGCTAAAGCTAGTCGAAAGAGGAATAGAAAACCTCGAAAGAAAGCACTAGCAAGAAGTCTAGCCGGAAATTTAATAGCATTAATGACTAGAAAATAATAAGAAACTAACATGACTAATAAAGATAAAGATGAAAATCTCCTTCGAGATTTAAGAGAAGCAGTAGGTGAAGATAGAGCTAAGGAACTATGGGAAGAACTATCTAAGGACATAGAGAATCCTTCTATATGGATTGCTAAGGCTACACCAGAGGAAATAGAAGCTATAAAGAAAACTAAATTTCTAGGTGATTTTATAGTTAACAAAAATGGAACATGTTGTCTATGTTACAATACATATAATGACTATGGACATAATGCTAGACCTATTAAAGAAGGTAGGTGTTGTACTGATTGTGATAGGAAGCTAGTAATACCTAAGCGTTTAGAGTATAAGAGCAAAGGTATAGAATGGGATAATCCTATAGATCCAGAACGTATCGAGAGAATGAAGGACGCTTACTTAGAAGGTAAATTAGACCTAACAGGTACATTAAAGGAAGCAGGCTATGGAGACTTACCTAAACCAGAATCATTAGGAGTAACTATCCCAAAAGGTAGTCCGTGGAGTGAAGTAGAGAAAGCGATAGGTAAATTAGAACCTGTTAGGAGAGTTAAGACTAAAGACTACATGAGAAAGTGTCAGGAGAGTTTGAAACATGCACAGAAACATATGCCTGCACTATGGCGAGCTATTATGAATAAGAGGTATATACTACCACAATGGAGACAGGAAGATTATGTTTCACAGGAAGCTTGTGATTATCTAATGTTAGATTTCATAATGGAGTATACCCAACAAGCATCTAATAGAGGAAGAGATGAAGTACTAAATACCCAATGGATAGCTCTATTGCGAGCACTCGATTACGAACGTCCTACATTATACTTAGAAAGAGAAGTAGCAGAAAAGATAACCAAGGGTAAGTTACCATTAGACTTAGAGATAGACATGATTCAATGGACTTTTCCTAGTATTAGAGTCTATCTACCTAAAGGATTCCTAACTATTAAACGGCAAGGTGAAGAATGTTCGTTAATGTATCTAGACATAGTTAAAGCAGAACAAGGAGTTAAGTATCAATTGCATCAAGATTTCATAGAGGAAATTTTAGATGAATGGGGAGACTATAAAGTAATTGCACAAACTAGTCATATGACAGGAATGGGTGTTAGTGGTAATCTTGATTTTGAATGTGCAGAAGGACCACTAGCATATGCAGGAACTACTCCATTAAATCAAATAACTATCAAGCAAATGTTAGATAGAGTAGGATTTAAACCATTGATTACTACTCTAAAATCAGATGATCTAGATACAGAGTTTACTAACAAAATGCTAACACTAGCTTTGCGTGTACTTATGATTATGAGTAGCTATGAAATTATACCTGATGTATTGAAACCGAAGGAAGATGATGTAATCCGTAAACCTAGAATGGAAGGTCAGCGTCTAATAGCTGGACTATATAAAGCTAAATTTGTAGGTGATTGTGTAACTCAATTTCGCGAGAGTATAGCTAAGTTGAAAGGACTAACACTTCCTACTGGTATACATACTAGTCCACATTGGGTTTGTGGACATCCTAAGCGTCAAGCCTATGGTCCAAAGCGTGAACTTAGAAAGTTAATATGGGTAGAGTCTTATAATACTAAATGGCATGGAGAAAGTACTAACAATGGAACTGTATAAAATATATAGAGAAGGAAAATACTTAGGTGCAGTATATCTCGAATTACCTGCTGAAATGATAGAACCTCTCCTAATATTGGATACATCAGATTTGATGAGGTTAATGGATTTTGTTGCAACACATGAAGAAGAAAAGGAAAAAGAAAATGATTAATGTTAGCTTATCTAGATATCAAGATGATCCTCTATGCCTTCGTTGTAGCATTGGAGGCTGGCCAGATAAAGGATACTATTGTACTTTTAGAGGAGATCAAAAGGAAGTTATACGAATGTTAGAGACAGTATTGTTAGTGTTACAGAATGCTCCCAAGCTAACAATCGAAGAACCACCTACTAATATAGGAGATAGTTAATAACTCCCGAAAAACCTATGGGGATTATTTAGAAATTGACTATTGCTAGTAATTATGCTATATTACTAGCAGACAACATGAGAAAGACTAACACTAACAATGAAGAAAAGGAACCTATGAATCTAAGAAAAGCAATGGAGTTAGCTGCTGTTTCTGACATGGGAGTAAAACGTTTTAAAATTTGGTTAGAAGAGAAAGGATATTCTTCGTTAATGGTAACTAGTTGTTGCCTAACATATATGGATCTGAAAGAAAGGATGGAAAAGAAATCATAACGTTATGAACATGTTAGATCTCTATAAGATCAGAGGTTATCATGGAATACTAGATGAAGTAACCCATGAGATTAGAACTGCTAACATGATAGAATGGGCGGAATGGATAGAACTATCTTTCAAAGATCCAGATAAATATAGAAGAGTAGGTAGAACTGAAATTAATAACTTTCTTGTTAGTACTGTATTCCTAACAATGAATCATGCTTGGATTAATAAAGGAGAACCACAATGGTTTGAAACTATGATCTTTAAAGAGGAAGGAGAAAAAGCTGTAGAAGGTTATTGTTGGCGTTATGCTACATGGGATGAAGCTAGCAAAGGACATGAAGCAGTAGTTAAAATGGTTAGGGAAGGACTAGTACCATGACTAATCTAGTTGAAGTAGAAATTAGAAATCCTGTAGACATAACTGGAGCAGAGTTAGTAGTGATACTAATAAGACAAGATGGAAAGGTATTATGGATTAATGATACTAGGGGATGTATAGTTAGGATTTGTAGAATTAAAGGTAAGATCTCAATACAAGATAAAAGAAAGAAGATAGGAAAGAAATCATAACGTTATGAAATCTAACAACGAAAGTCCTTTGCCTCTTATGGGTAGACCTATTAGCAAGAAACCAAATAACTTGAAATACCTATTGATAGGTCCACCTAAATGGGGTAAAACTACATTCTTCAGTGGTTGTCCTGGAGTGTGTGAAATAGCCTTTGAAGCAGGCTATTCAGAGATCGACTGTCCCAAGATAGTTATAAATAGTTGGGATAGATCATATAAGGAAAAGAAAGAAGGATGGGATATAGATGAAGATGGAGTTGTCTATACTTCAGCAATGGAGTTAATAGATGAGTTAGAAGTTAACTGTCCATATAATATGGTTGTACTTGATACACTTGATATGTGTGCAAAGATGGCTAGTGACTATCATTGCGCATTAGCACATGTCGATCATCCATCTGAAGGAGGAGATTGGGGTAGAGGTTGGGACGTACTACAAACCCGTCCAGTTAGGATGTTTTATAGTAGACTAGTAAGATTAGGATTAGGTGTTGCTGCTATTACTCATAGTCAGAAAAAAGAAGATGAAGATAAATTTGGTAAGAAAAGAGCTAAACGTGAAACTAGCTTACCTGGAAAGATACAACATTTCGCACATACGCAAAGTGATGTTATTATGCATGGGTTTTTTGCTAGGCGACGACATGGACAAAAGGATAGAGATCGATATATTAGCTTTGATGGAACAGACTACCTTATGGCGGGAGCTAGGGTTAGAAAGGTTTATTTACCTAACAAATATATAGTTACGCCTCCAACTAGGACTAGTGATAGTCCACCTTGGAATCAATGGGCTAGCTTCTTTAGTAGAAATCCAGAAGCAGGTAAGGAAGCGGAATTAGAATTTGTTAGGTTATATAAGGGTAGGCAGGATGAAACTGTCGAGGAAGACCTAGCAGAAACAGAAACAGAAACAGATAGTCAAACACAGTCAAAACAAAGTTATGATAAAGAAAAAGTTAGTCAAACCAATCGAAAGAAATCCAGCTTCGTCAAAGCTAGCAGGACTAGCTAAGAAGATGCAACAAAAACGTAATCCTAAACCTGTAGAGGAAGATGAGGAGGATGTTAATGAAGCAGAGGATGAAGTAGATCCTGACCTTGAAGAAACTGATGAAGAAAAAGAGGAAGAAGTTAGAAGACCAGTTAGGGCAACAACTAAGAAAAGAACAGAAGGATTAGGCACTAAGGCTAGCAAATCGAAGTCTGCACTGTCACAGGCTTTTGCTGCTGTACCTATGACTAACAATGCTGATGACCTACCACCTGCAACCTATGAAGCTATCCTTCGTGCTGGTGTGCTTCAAGATGCCGATGCTAGGGGACAATCAGTTAGGTTTAACTTCGATCTATGTGATCCTCGATTCAGCGAAGCTAACAATGTCGCTGCTTGGAGAAAATTGCTAGATGAGAATGATGAACCTGTTGGAGGTGGAGTTAGGACTCTATATAATGACCTAGCAAAACTAGGTTATGAAAAGCCTGCTGATGAGGATGAACTAATAGAAATCCTTGACGATATTACTAACGAACAATACGGAGTGTTAGTCAAGATTTCCTATCGCAAGTGGGAAGGAAATGATTACCAAACTGTTAACATAGTTGGTAAATGTGACAACGAAGTTGTTCAGGAGTATAGAGAAAACGTTAAGTTCTAATAACTAACATCTAACAATTTGGGGACATGTTGTCTACATGCTAGCTTTATTCAACTATTCGACTTAGATTGAGATAACCCACAAGCTTGGTAGGTGGAATTCCTACTCCCCAAAGTTTGGACTAACTAACTAACATGAACAGAACGAGAATGACACCTAGACTTAACAAGATATTAGAAATAGCAGAAAAGGAATCATCTAATAGAGGACATGGATATGTAGGAGTAGAGCATGTGCTATATGCTATACTATCAGAGAAAGAGAATATTCCAGCTAAGATATTCGATGCATTAGGAATGACAGGAGATTTATACTATTTGTTAGGTAGACATTTACGTTATATTGATGAAGGAGGTGATACATATGCCACTAACTCCGAAAGGGAGGAAGATCCTACGAGCTATGCGAAAGCAGTACGGAAAGGTAAAAGGTACTAAGGTCTTTTATAAGGCTGTAAATGCAGGAACAATCAAAGGAGTACATTGACTTCGCAAAGATAATTGAAGCGAAGTATCATATGGCTGCTAGTCCTTACGATAAGCTAGCAGTCAAATGGTTAGGTTGGCTAGCATATTTTCTAATGATGGACAAAGAAGAAAGAGTGAAATTTGCTAGAAATGATGAGGAAGTAGAACTAACAAGACAACAACTAACAAAGGAATTATATGGACTTAAAAAGTATAGTAGAGAAAGTACCACTAAGTCTAAGACAGCTAGAAATACTAGTAGACGCGATGAACTACTATTTCAACAGAAAACTAGTAGGGATCATCCGAAGAGAAGAAAAACAGAATAAACCTAGATCACCAAAAGATAGAGAGTTTATTGCTAACACTCAAGAAACACTACAATACATAACTTTAATCAGGAACATTAGAGCTAACAAACTAAATGAAGATGTTGCAGCCGCAGCAGGACTTGAAACTATTACTAGTACTATCGGAGATGAATTGGGAAGAGATGCAACAGAGGAGAAAGCTAGTACATCCGGCGGGGATAGTCCTAAAGTGGATAATTAAAAGATGGTCGATACCTATAGATAAATGGGTCCATACCTATGTGTATCCAGGACAGAAGAAAACTATTCCTACCAAAGCGTATCTTCGAAGGGACTTCTTAGCTCCATATATAGATGAACTAACTGAATTCATTAGAGTTAATCAACCATGTGTAGTAATAGGAATGGGGAAGTTAGCTGGTGAAATATTAGTCGGACCATCTATCTTTTCCACTATAGTTAATACTTATTGGGAACCTAAGTTTCTACCATTCATTAAGTACTTGGGACTTAGGAAAGTATGGTTGACCTATATGCCAGATGCCGCATTGTTGCAACCTGACATAGCAGTTAACATAGCTGGAATTATCTATCGAGCAACACTCGATGCACACATTGCAACAAAGATAGATGCCGACTTAATTGTACCTAGCTTTTGGATAGATCATGTAACATCATGAATGCATTCTTTTATTCATTATTTGCTGTTTTAGGTATGCTAGCATTAGTTGCAGCAGCACTAACATTGATTGTGCTAGCTATTGTTTTCAAGGTAGTAGAAACAGTTCGTCGTGAACGTGGTAAGGACTATCATGAAGGAGACTGACTAACAATGACTCAATATGAAGAACAAGTATTTTGGTTAGGTATGTTTCTAGCTAGACAAGATCTCTGTTGTTGGTTTAGAGACTTTGAAGGAAGGGTAATAATCTGTGAGATTACCGATCTTGAAGTTCAAAAACGTCGAGATAATTTAGTTATGAAAGGAGAATTAACAAATGAAACAGCCTAAGCATTGGTTTCCAAGAGTTAGTATCCAACGGCATCCACATGGTCATTTCTATATGGATAGTAATTATAAGGTCCATCGGATGATTAGAATTCCATGGTTTAAAGGTAACTACCTAGTAGTTATTTTATGAGAATGATAATAATGAAATTATCAGATGGACTAACTATGACTTATGATGAGCTATGGAACAAGCTATCACCAGAGTCAAAGCATTTAATAGAATCGGCTGGTTTTGTGTTAGTTCCGCGTAAATGGAGAGAGGAAGTATGGGATCATTTAGAATCTCAAACTAATGCTATGAAATCATAACGTTATGAAATATAAGATGGTAGCTAAGAGTCGGAGGTTTCCTCCTGACTACAAATGTAAATGGTATGTTTTCTTGAGACAAGATGGAAAGTATTTAGCATGTGAACGGAATGCTGAATTAACGTTATTGACTAGCATTCATAATACTCTAAATGAGGCACTGGATAAAGTAGCACCAGTTAAGATATAATGATAAAGGTTAGTGATATACCAGAGGATAAGATAATATTCTATGACTTAGAAACGGATGGAGTCTATGCGCCATATTGTAGTTTGAAAATGATAGGCTATCAAATCGGGATTGTTGGTGAGCCTAAGATAATAGATCTTAACAATACCGCAGAAGTGAAGCAATTTCGAAAATTGCTAAGAGATCCCACAGTCTATAAGATAGGGTATAACAATCTTAACTTTGATGATATAGTGCTATGGCGTTATGGATTCTATGTCCATCCTAGCAATCGACATGATATGATGTTAGCTTTGAAGACTATTCATCCTATGATGTTAGGATATAGTTTGAAGTTTGTTAACTATATAATTGAAAGGGAGGATAAGCCTGGATCAATTCATCTTCCACAAATGCTATTAGATGATGAGATACAGCACGAGCATCGAAAAATGTGGGAGGTTAGTGATGAAGTATTAGGTAATTATTGTATACATGATGTTAGAGAAACTGTTAACGTATTTCGTGCAGTCTGGGAGCAGGTTCAATTGACTAGTCCTAAGAATCATTGGGAACCTTACATAACATTAGAATTAGGAATGGGTGAGCCATTACATGAAATGATGTTGTTAGGTAGAGAGTACATATGCATAGATAAGTTAAGAGATAGGCTTAAACATTACAAGGATCAACTAGCAAGATGCATCGAGAATGGAGACAACTTATCATTTGGACACATTCCAAATATATGTAGTACCCATCAGATAGATGCATACTTCAGACTAAAGAAATGGAAACCATTAGATAGATCGGAAAAAGGAAAACCTATACTATCAAAAGCAGACAAGTTGCAAGGGTTATTGTTAGTCGATAAAGAAGATGATAATGCCCCTAGATTTAAACATACAGATCCTAAACAAACTAGAGCATTTAGTGAGTCTCAATATGGAAAGGAAGTAGAAACTAACTTAAAAGTTCCTGATAGTATTAAGTGGGCAACTAACAGAAGAGAAACATTCCTATATTGGAGTTATGAGGCAAACAAACATGCAAAAATCGTTAGCTACTTTAGAAGTTATCTTAGAGCCGGACTCTATGAACGGGAGCGAACCAACGGAAATAATAGTGAGAGGACTAACAGCGGGTTTCATGCTATCAATTTTGCAATCAGCTCTGACGAGAGAAGGTGTGGAAATAGACCTAACAAAGAGTCAGAAGTTAATAGTAAGAGTAATTCCTATCTCTACATCCCAAAAGGTTATAGAATAAGTGCAGCTAGGACTAGGAGATTTAGATCTGGATTGCGTGGACAATGGAGAGAAAAGACATTCGGCATTAATGCTCAGAATCAAACTAAGGAATCTAAGCAAGCACAGATAGTACCTTTTGGATGGTTAGCATGGTATATAGATAGTACCCAGATAGAAAATGTAGCTCATATATTCTTTAGTCATGATGAGACTAGGAGAGAAGCTTATGAAACAGAAGAAGACTGGAATGAATATGTCTGGCTATATAATCAAGCGTATGGAAAGGAGGTAGATAAAGCAGAGTTAGAAAAAGATGATAGTCCGATTAATCCTAACTGGTCAATGTATAAACAGTTTAAGACTGTTAAGTTAGCATTGAACTTTGGAATGGGAGTTGCTAAGTTTTGTAAGACAACAGGACTAGCAAAGAGAGAAGCTGAATTAGCTTTTGAAGATGTTCATAGAGCTTGTCCAGCTATTAGGAAGTTACAACAGATAGTTAAAAAAGCTATCAAAGAAAAAGGATATGTAGAAGATCCTTGGCATCACATATATAGTGGCAATCTAACTAATGCCTATAAGGTAGTCGCTCATTGGGTCCAAGGCTGTGGTACTGGTAGTGTACCTAAAGCAATGACTATTGCTAATTGGAAAACTATTCATCATATGGATTCACATGAGACTATGTATACTCCTTGGATTCTACATCCATATACTGGTATGTTTAGTTATGGAGTATTAACAGGAACTACCCATGATGAATGTGCAGGTAGACTATCGTTAGGGCTACCAATCGATAAGATCATTCACACGCTTCGAGAGTTAATGTATAATATGGAAGGAAGATTCTCAAACAAATTCAAATGGAAAGGTGATAAGGTAGGAATACCTTTGAAAGCTAAGTTATATATTAGTATTGATAATGCTGGCAATCAAATAGAAGTTAATCATAGAAAGTCAGATTTCGATGCAATCATCACAGAATACATTAGGAAAGGTAGGAGACAATATGTTGCCCATTTTGCTGGCAATTGATCCTAGTGTCAGAAATCTAGGTTGGTGTTGTGTTAACCTAAATAAGATAGTAGAAGGAAACTATCTAGATATAGAGAATGATGAAGCATGGGGCTATGGGTTAATTCAGATGGCTAGCACTAATCAGATAGATCCAAGTTTAGTTAAGTATAGATGGAAGGAAGCTTTCCTAGATTTGAAGACTAACTTATCTATCTATGGTTGCTTTCCACCTACTCATTTTGCTAGTGAATGGCCTACTTTCTTTGATAGTGAAAAAGGTAGGATAGCTGCGATGCAAAACTATACATTAGGTATTTCTTCTATGGTAGGTTATATAGCAGCTAGCTTTAGGTTTAGAGCATCTAACATAACTCTATGGACTCCACAGCAATGGAAGGGTAGTGTTCCAAAGAATATAACAAAGAATAGATTTGTTAACTACTTTGGAGAACCAGCAGAGAAGTTAGTTAGAATACTAAGCGACGACGTGGTGGACGCTATCATGATTGCTAGGTATTGGCTACAGCTATATGAAGGAGAGAAGTTTAGATGGCAGCATTATATAACTAACTAAAAATTGACTGTCTCACAAAAAAGTGAAAAACGGGTCGGACCCGGTTTTCACAAAAAAAGTCTAACCATTTAAGTAACTGATTATCAATGACTTACGATTTGACAACAGGACTAACATGTGGTATATTATACTATGTTAGGAGAATAATGCCTAGCAGATATTTCAAAATGTATACAACTGTATACATTGTGTTCTTTTTAAACGCGAAGAGATTGAATGGAGGTTAACAAATGCCTAGTACCAAAGTTAAAACTACTAGAACTACTGATATTAGAACATGGACAGAATTGGAAGTACAAAAGAGAATAGATAAATCTGTTGGTGAATATGTAGATGCTACAGGTCCAAAATTATGGCAGATGGCTGCTGACTTCAATGAAATTAGGATAGTACATGGATACAATACAGAAAGTATTAAATCGAAATTTAAAGATGCTTTTGCTAGAAAAAATAACATAGCAAAGGGGAAAGGAAATAAGACAGGAAATCCTAAATGGGAATCTTATGTTTCGATTGTATCTCAGCTAGCATTAGTAGCTAACAGATCGATGGAAGAGTTTAAGGTACTTCGTGATAGTGGAAAGTCTTTCACTAAGATCTGGGTAGAGTTAGCTGATAGAAGTTATAAGAAAACTAAGAAAGCTAGTGTTAGTACAGAGGAAGCTCTAGAGAATGCTAACAAGTTTATGGAGGAAAAAAGGCGGATGGTAGATGAGGGTGAGCTAACTGATGTCAAAGATCATAGTAAGGATGATGAGATTAGAAAGAAGTTAGGCTTACCTGCTAATCCTGATGCTAAGACTCCTAGCACTAACAAGAGCGAGGGAGGTTGGACAGCTCCAGCAAAGGATCTAGACAAGGAATGGGTAAAGCAATCTCGAAAGATATTGCATGATGATCCTAAGCTATTCTTGAAAATGATCCGAGCATGTGTAGATAGTCCTAACCAACTACTAAATGAAGATGCGTATAATGTAATTGAAGAGTACTTGAAAGAGAGATTAGAAACAGAATACAAGTATTAAATTAGTGTAGTTAGTTCCTATACTCTCCTAACAGAGATAGCAGAAGTTAGGAGAGCAAGGAGGTAACAAACTCCGACTAACAAATATGGCAAACGAACGACTACTACAAATAATTAAAAACTGGCATGATAAAGTTATAGAGAACGAAAGAGCTTGGTTAACTATAGTCGAATATGCTAGGGACTTTGAACTTAGCAAAGGAGAGATAGCTGAATCTCTATTAGATTCTGATTTAGGATTTTCAGATAGATTTATTAAGAATGAAACTATTAGAATATATACATCAGCACAAGGTAGACATAGTGAAGATCTACTTAAGGCTGTTCAAGGAAAGATGAGTGTTAGGAAATTTAGAGAAAGTGTGTATAGAAAAGAGACAAATAAACCTGTTAGAAGATCTGTAGGTTAGTTCCTACACTCCGCCTTAGTGGTGATCTGCTAATCGCTAGGGCGGAGAAGGGAGCTAGGCTCCGGGCATTATTAAGTATTTGACTATCAAGCACTTATATGCTATAGTATAGGTACGATGTAATAGCGTTGTGGAGATGAAATCATAACGTTATGAAATCATTAATAAGTAATATGTTCATTGAAAGGAAATGCTAATATGGCAGTGCTAACAAAAACTGGAACTAAAGTTCGATCACGAGTCGAGGAAACTGAAGAACCAGAAACTAAGGTTAAACCTGAAGAGGCGCCGGTAGTTGATAAGGGTCTTAACAGGTTAGTTCTTGAATGGGAAAAGTCTTTCAAACAGACAGAAAGTTATTGGCCGCGTATAGTTGAATACGTTGCTGACAACGATGTTAGTAGGAAGACGTTAGAGAAGGCTTTGATAGATCTTCGTGGAATGCAGCCTATGACTGCAAAAAACGAAGTTAGCAAAATCTTCAAAGGTGCTAAGGAAGAGCATCGAGAATCGCTAGACCAAGTACTAGCAGGTGAAAAGACTGTTAGGGAATTCCGCGAGGAAATTACTACCAAGCAGGAAGGGACAGATGATGCGGAAACTAAGTTTAACAAAAAGTTAGAAGGGGTAGCTAGGTATGCTATTACTGAAATTGAAATGTTAGAACTTAGTGACTTCATAGCTGCTAGTAGAAAGGCTTACAAGTCTGCTTTTGCTAAGGTAGAAAAGGCAGCTAGGAAAGCAGAGGGTGAGACTAGTGGGGATGGTGAAGAGGAAACTACAGAGGAAAGTGAAGATTAAGTAGTTAGTGGTTAGGTAGTAGTTAGTTAGTAGTTAGTCAAGGGGGAGTAGAGTCTAGTTAGCTCTACTCCCTTTTTGATAAAGAAAGGTAACAATTAATATGATTAATGATAAGAACAATAAGAAGACATTTGCAGAACTACAAAAACAAGTAGATAAATCTGTTGGTGAGTTCGTAGATACAGTTAGTAAGTATAATGACTATGAAGAGTCGATACCAACTTTTGGTGAGTTAGTATCGGATGCAAAAGGTCTGGCTACTTATGCAACTGATCTAGCAGAAATGGTTAGTGCTAGGGAAGCACAGCAATCATTACATGCTCTTCGAATGTTAGAGAATAATATAAGGAATTTTCGAAGGAAGTTTAATCGACTAACAGAGTTGAGATTTAAAGAATTAGCCAACTAACAAATTAACAGGAAAGGCAAGGTTCTATTCCTAACCTTTCCTAATTAACAAAATGATTAACGCAAAAGAAGCATTCGAAACAGCCGAAGGATTATATAAGATTTTCTTATTAGAAACAACTATTAGTCCTGCACTAGCAACAGTTGTAGAAACTGCTATGAAGGGTAAAGATAATGCTTCAGTATTCAAAGCATCTTGGGTTGTTTCTATGACATGGGCTATCCTTCAATCTCATCGTATACAAGAAATAGTAGAACAAATCGAAGGAGAACTAAAACATGAAGCAACAAAGAACTGACTAACATTAATGACAATTACCTATAATCCTAACAATGGAGAATTCTATGCAGTACGAGGAAAGGAAATCTTAGCTAAAGGTATCTTTCCTCCTAACCTAGATTTAGAGGAATTTCTAAACTATCTAATAAGTGACATAAACGCGGGAAAACATAAACTATGAAAGGAATTAATCCTCAATTTTATATAGTGATAGCAGAGGCACAAACAGTTAAGTTCTATACTATCGGACAAGTTAACTATCAGCGAATTCCACATGGAGGAAATGTTAGATGTAAAGATTGCGCTGTTAAACCAGGACAACTACATGTTCCATGTTGTGATAAGGAAGTATGTCCTAACTGTGATTGTCAACTAATATCCTGTGATTGTAAAGTGACTATACCTAGCAATGAAAAGATGTCTGGATGGTTACAAACTCAGAAAGAAAGCTGTTGGCGACTAATGGGAAAGATATAGTAATGGAATGGTATGAATACAAAGGTCAACCTTATCATTTTAAAGTTCCTATGAATGAAGAAAAAGAAAAATGTAAGTTTAATTCTAGTTCAAAGACTATACGGAATGAATCCGTATATGATTTCTACTACAATGCCGATTATTCGGGAGAGGTGATTATTAGTACTATCACTAGCGAAATGGAAATTCCAATGGCAGATTTGTTGGAATTCTTCCAACACTATATTAGTGAGCAAATCTCTACCTTACAAAAGACTAACAACTAACAAATTATGTCTAATAAACCAGATCCATTAATAGAAGAAGTTAAGAAAGTCCTAGCTAAGAATTTAGGAGATAGTGCTTTACGTGGAACTATTGAACAAGGTATTAGCAATGAACTTGTTAGACAGTTACATCGAACAGGCTTCTGTCCTATATGTGGGGCAGAGTGGGCAGATGAAAAAGAAAGAAGAAACTGAAAACCATATCACTAACTAAAATTGAAGTAGCTTACTTACTAAAGTTGCTTAAAGCGCAAGATCATTATCTAGCTCAACATATCATTGAACTTTTACAACTAACAAACGAACAACAAACTAACAAATGAAACTACCTGACGAAGTTATATTAGAACTACTACACGTTATTACAGATGAAGAACTAATTCGTTTTGGAGTTAGACTTCGAAAACGAGATGGACTAGTATTACGAAAGCAAGCTAGAAAACACTTGCAAGAGTTATTACTAGCAGAGCGAACGAGAAGAGAAGGAGATGAACAAACTGAAGCTAGCAGATTGGATAAGACTACAAAAGAACATAAAAATAAACAAGAAACAACCTAGAAAAAATCTGTATCCAATACCAGAGGCTCCAGACTTACAAAAAGTAAATCCGTTACAATATGATCTGTTACCTAAACAGAAAATGTTGCAACATGGTGGAAAGATGTTTGGCAATCTGGGAGAATGGCGAATTGTTCAAAATGAAATTTCGAAAGATCAGATACAAATTAAATTTCTGTTACAGCAACTTCGATTTGATGCTGTAAAACCGTACTATATAACACAGAAAATATTTCTGTATCGAAATACAGCTGAAAGAGAACTGAAAAACATAATCAAATAACGTTCTTCGAACGTGTTAGAAGCCCATACTGGCAATGCTGGTATGGGCTTTTTTGTATACAAACTGTATACATTTGTGGGAATGAAATCATAACGTTATGAAGTACCTGATTATCAACGACTTACGACGTAAAATATTTTTCGATTTTTGTTGCGTATCTTCCCTATGGTGGTATATTGAAGCGTAGTAAAAAATCAGTAATCCCAAACCTGAGGGAAGGAAAAATCAGGGTCTGGCAAGGAGGGTCGATATATTCACCAACAGCTTGCAAGGGGAACCGAAGTAACATCTTAGGTTTGCTGGTCGTCAACCGATCATAGGCATCACTTGTGCAAGTGAGTCGCCGCCAGTTCAACAATCGAAAGAAAAACGATGCGCTCTACTCGCCCCTAACAAAATAGTTTAGTTTAGTTTAGTTGGTCGCTAGCATCTTAGGATGCTAGCTACTTAGAGTAGACTAGTCGGACCATCAAGAATCTTTTTACAGACGATTGCTATAAGCATTGAAGATTCAAGGGTAAGCAAGTCTATTCTAAGTAGCTAATCGCTACTAACTAACTATGACTAAAAGACAAGAGAACTGGCAAGGTATGAACTGGTTGCGACAGACAACGCGGCTAGCAATTTACTTGCGAGACGGTTTATCATGTGCCTACTGCGGAGATTCCGCAGAAAATGGCGCGAAGCTAACTATCGACCATATCACTCCTATATCAAAGGGTGGTAACAACGATACTAGCAACTTAGTAACCTGCTGTCATAGGTGCAATTGTTCACGCGGAAATAGAAGTGTGACACAATTTGCGAAGTCAGTAGCAAGCTATGTTAACCACAATGTAAAGTCTAGCGATATCGTTAGACATATTAAAAACTGTACTGGTCGGAATCTTAACGAATTTCGAATCGAAGCTCGAAAGCTAATCGAGTCTAGAGGTAGTGCAGCAAAAGTATTAGCTAATCTCTAACACTAACAATCGATCATTAATCGAAGTCTCTGATCTAGCAATAGATCAGAGGATTCTGTGAATGATTCACAGAAACTAACTAACTAACTATCTTATATGCTACTCGATAAATTCTCTTACAACCATCTTCTAACGTGGACAAAGAAAAGCTTCTCAACGGAAGCTGAAAGAGCCTATAGCTTAGGCTTGATAATGTACTTCCTATCCGATATGGATTCGGAAGAATTAGCTTTCTGGCTAGATGCTGGTTGGTGGAAAGTATATGATGCCGCAAAGCTTCGTTATACTTCCTAGTTGATATCCTAGCCTTTTACGAAAGGCTAGTAATCAGCTTACTAAATGCTGAAAAAGAAACTAACTAACTATGAACTATATTACCAAACTTCAAGAGATCAAACTGGAAGCTAGAGAGTATAACGAGAAAGCGCAAGCTGCTATGCTTGAGCTTATTTCCTATCTACAATCTTCCAAATTCTGGAATGATCCAACTGTACAAGTTAAAGATGTTATGAATAGGCTTGAGCCTATTCGCGATGCCATGAATATGGAAACAGACATCTTGAAAGCATAAGGCGAAATACTAGGTTCTATCCCTAGTATCTACTGCTAATAGCAGTACTGATGAGCCTAACTTATCAGAACAAACTAACTAACTAACTATGACAACATATAATCAAAATAGCAATGATCGAGTAAACGTCTACCAAATCATCACAGATCGAATCTGTGAGATGTTAGATAATGGCACTATCCCTTGGCAACAACCCTATTTAGAGGGTGAACAAGGTGCTATGCCTAGAAACTTGATTAGCAATCGAGAGTACAGCGGAATTAATCGCTGGCTACTGTGGCAGAAATTCCCTAGTCCTTACTACCTAACATTCAACCAAGCTAAAGAGCTTGGCGGTAATGTTAGGAAAGGCGAAAAAGCTAGTATGATCACATTCTGGAGCAAAGTTGAGAGTATCGACAAGGCTACAAATGAAAAAACTACTAGGGCAATCCTACGTTACTATAATGTGTTCAATGTTACACAATGTGAGAACTTGGAACATGTTAGGTTGGAGGAAAAGGATAATGGCAATCGAGAAATGGTTAAACCTAACTTGATAGTCAAGAACATGCCTAACAAGCCAGCAATTAAGCCTAGCAATAAACCCTATGCTTACTATTATCCTGCAAAGGATGAAGTATGTATAAACGGAGTCAAGCAGTTCAAGACTTCGGAAGCTTACTATTCAACATTGTTCCATGAGCTGGCACATAGTACAGGACATGAATCCAGATTAGCAAGGGAACTAGGAACTACTATGGAGAAAGAGAAATACTCTAGAGAAGAACTAGTTGCGGAGTTTGCTAGTGCATTTCTCTGCGAAGTTGCTGGAATTAGCAAGCCTACTATCAAGAATGCTGCAAGCTACATTAGCCATTGGAAGCAATTCCTAGCTAGTGATGCCAAAGCAGTAGTCACTTGCGCTAGTCGTGCGGAAAAGGCTGCAAGCTATATCTTAGGCAAGCTTGATGATGATGACAAATGATGAAATGCTAGGTTCAAACCCTAGCATATTAGTGTAAGACACTAACTGATGATTCAAAAACTAACTAACTATCTAATGCAAACATATCAAATCTGTACTGAAGTTTTCGAAAATGGAATCGTAATTGCTAGGAACGAAAGGTGGGAAGATTATCTATCTATGTCATTGCAGCCAGATACTAAGAAATTGGCTCTTGACGCATTTGTCGATGCAACGTCTATCAACTTTGATCCGGTTATACTGAGTGAAAAGGTAGATGGACACTGCACGACTATATTTCTAGTGTATGATTGCTTTCATGCTGAGAACAGAGAGACAGGGGAAAAGGTAGTTCAACCTATCTTTGCTGCTGTTAAAGTGACAGTCAATCTTAGACTCAGCTTGAACTAACAGTTGACTGATAGTCTGGTTATGGATCATAACGTTATGATTTCATAGCCAGCAATCAGTTCGCAATAATGCTAACTTGAAACAAACTAACTAATAACTATGAATACACAAGGCGAAATCAAGGCGAAATACAAAGACCAAACCTATCGACTAGTGGGAGTGAAAGCTATGCTTCGAAGCTATGATTCGAAGTTTCAAAAGCTAGTATGGGCACCAGTTGAAGAGGTGGAAGTACTGGCGGACGTTAGCAATGGTGCTAGCAATGGGTCGCAAACTGACATATCTGAAGACGATGTTAGCTTGCTTCTGTCAGCTTTAGACAAGGAAGCTAGGGTATTTCGGAGTGTTGCCACTAAGAATGGCGTACTAGGAATGGATAAGAAGCTAGCAAGGGCAAAGCTAGGACAAATAAATGTGCTCAAAGAGAAGATACAATCTCTTAGCTAATGAAGTCTCTGCTAGTTAAATGCTAGCAGAGGATTCAGTAGCTTGAAAACCTACTGACTATAGCATAATGCTATAGCTAACTAACTAACTATGAAAACCATTACTGTTAAACCTGTAGTCGGAAAATTAACTGTTAACGAAAAGGGATTGTTAATCAAATGTGAAGCAACTATTAAGCAAGGCTTGAAAACCTTTCTAGCAGTTGGTGAAGCACTAATAACAATTCGCGACAATAAGTTATATCGTGGAACACATGATACGTTCGAAGCGTATTGTACTGAGAAATGGAATATAACCCGCGGTCGTGGTTATCAATTAATGGATGCCGCCAAGGTAGTTAAGTCTATGAAGGAAGCTGGTGCTTCTGAAAAGGAACTACCTAAAACAGAAGGTGAAGCTAGGGAAAAGTTGAAAGCTGCTAAGAAGCAGAGTAAGACTAGCAAGCCAACTGGTAAGCAGTTGCGGGATACTAAGAAAGAGAGTAAGGCTAGGCCGAATGGTAATCGTAAGCCTGCCGCAGTAAGCATTAACTATAGCTTTGAGAACTTTGTCAGAGAAGTTCTTACAGCATGGCAAGGTAGAGCGGAAGATTACCTAGTTGCTAACAATGAACTGACTGCAAAGCAGTTGGTTGACGAAACTAACAGTTTCACTAACAAGTGGTTCCGAGCCTACACTCAAAAGCAGGAAGGTAAGAAAGCAATTGAAGCTACTAAGCTGCAAGTTCTGAAGCAAGCAGCCTAAGCTTTAGCTAACTGATACACTGGTAATTGGCTAGGAGTTCAATCCTCCTAGCCTACTAGTAATCAGTTGACTATGATAGTCAATTGAAACTAACTAAAACGAAATGAAAAGTAATGTCTATCCGGTAAGTGGTACTAACTTTCACTCTTATATAAGAGACACTGTGTCTATTAAGTCGCGGATAATGCAATGGCTAATATTTAGAGATGTAGGATTCCATAACTATGTCAAGAAGTGTAGGCAATGGCATCCTAAGCAATGGACAAGAGATAGTAAGAATAATGTTAGATGGTTTAACTAACTAAAACAAATGAAGAAAATTGAACGAGACATAGTTCATTCTACTTCCTCACTTTTAGAGGATATTCTCTTTCTAATTAGAGAAGGGAACACAAAGAAACTATTCTCCTATGACTATAGGAAAAGAATTTCGAACAATATCGAAGTTCTTAAATCGATCAACTAAACATAATGGGTCCGTAGCTAGCAGCAACATGCTGCTGGCTGCGGATCTTTTTTTTTGTTTTGATTGTCATAATCCTAACACTTTTTGTGGACGTTATTTAGAATTGGACAAATCGCCTATAGTATGCTATATTAGTATAGTGCTAGTTAGTTGGGTGACTAGCTAACACTCCCAGACAATCATAACGTTATGAAATAATAGTGTTAGTGTATGCGTGTTCCCAAAGAAGGAGAGGGCTTGCATAGATGGCTATTGCGTGAGAGTCGCGAACTACTCATGCAAGGACTTAGCACATCGGATGCGATAATTAAGTTAGTCGAATTAACCAAAGTGAGTGGTAGAACTACTCAGAACATTGAAGAAGAAATAACTAATGCTGTCTTTGGAGCCTATGATTTTCTAGTTGAAAATCCAGGTTTTATTAGCAGCGTCCACCACCCTCACGCAAAAGTTAGTAAATGGATAGATCCTATGTCTTGGGTTGGATTAGATGATAGTACTAGTAGGCGCGATAATCGATGTCCTCGATTGCCAGTTAACATTAGAAAGCAGAGAGAAGCTATACGCAAAGGAGAAGGATTATTAGCTAAAAATAGTGGAGTTGATAGGTTTAAATTTAGCTACCTATTTGCTGGCATTGACTTCTATATAGCAGCATGTATTGACATGAAAAAACCTGCTATCATTAGGAGAGGGAGTGTATGGTTAAATGAAATTTGGAAGATGCAATATATAGTTCCTAACTATATTTGTGATCCTCGATCAAAGATCGAACTAGACATGGGCGAGAGATTATATATGGTTGTCGAATTCGATTGTTGTACCATCGATGAACAATGGAACATGTTAGCATATTTAGAGAAGACTAATCCTATGTTTAGACTAATAATGATAGTATGGAGTGGTAGTAAATCACTACACGGTTGGTTCACTGCTTATGGTAACAGCGAACATAGATGCGTTACATTTAGTAGAAGGGCAACAGAGATCGGAGCAGACAAAACTGCTTATAATGTAAATCAATATGTTAGGATGCCCGATGGCATCAATTATAAAAATGGAAATAGACAAGATATAGTCTATTTCAACTATGATAAGTTAGTTAATCAAATTGCTTATGTAAGAAGTGAATGTCTATGAAAGACGTAAGCGGCAATGGTAAGGTTAATCATACTAACATATTCGCGGAAGATTTTATATCTCCGCGACAAGAGCGACGTACTAACAAACGAAAAGTTAGGTTAACTACTGAACATGCAAAACAGAGAGTGAGTGAGATAGGAGGTGCATCGACTGCTGCAAGACTAGCCGCAGAAGTAGAGAAAAAGATAGGTAAACCTATCAAATGTATAGGTAATAAGTGGTATGTATTCGATGGATGTAAATGGAAGTTAGGTGATAGAAATAATTACCTACCTATTGCATGGGAAGTTCAACTACCTGAAAATAGAAATCATAGAAGAGCCGAAGATGTTCTGCGAACAATCGAAGCTCAACGTCAATTGAGGGAAGGGGAGTCATTTGTGTGGGCATTAAATAGTAACGTTATGAAATCATCCGGGTCATACCTGCTAAACTTCCCTAATTGTGTACTACAAATTGATAATGAGAGTGGAAAAGTAGTTAGAAAGTTGGAACATAGCCCGGATTATATGTTCACTACTAGCCTTTCTGGGTGCTATTATGAAGATAGAGAGAATAATGATGGTACTAATGACGAGGATTTCAAGCAGACCTTGTGCGAAGTACTACCTAGAAAGGAAGATAGAGTACTATTTTTAGACTTTTGTACTAGTGCTTTGCTGCCAGATAGTAGATTTCAGTGTGCATTATTTTGTATAGGAAATGGTAGCAACGGAAAGAGTGTGTTAACTGAAGCTATTGCTAGTGCATTTGGTGAGGAAACTAGGAGTGCGCTTCGATTACATCAGATTTGTGGTGCTGATAATGGTAAGCATCTATGGAGACTAGCAGGTAAGTTGATTAACATTTCGACTGAAACAGAGAATAGAGTGATAGAGGATAACTCTAATTTCAAGTCAATAGTTAGTGGCGAACCTTTCGATACCGCACGTTTGTATATGGAGGGTTTTACTATGCAAACTAACGTCAAGCTAATTAGTAGTTCGAATCATCAGCCTATGTTTAAGTATGGAACAGACGCGGATGATAGGAGAGTACGGATTATACCATTCACTATCAAATTCACTGAAGACAACATGGACCTAATGTTGCGCGAAAAGCTATTAGAACAAAAGGATGGAATAATTAGCTATCTAGTCAGGAGGTTAAAAAAGCTATGTGCTAAGATTGAATTGTCTAAGGGATCGTTAGTTAGTCAAAAAGCTATGCAATCATTCAAGGTTAGTAATAACATAATCGGGCTATTCTTTGAGCAGTGTATAGAGAATGCGACCCATCAGTCTTTGCCGAAAGCTGAAATCTGGCAGGTTTTCAACTGTTTTTGTAGGGAGAAAAACGAATCAGTTAGGTTTAGTTATGATACGTTTTTTAGGTTAGTTAAGAAATCATTCCCGACACTTTCAGAATATAGAGTTCACACTAGAAAGCACGGTAGGCCATATTGTTATAAAGGTGTGACACTTTCTGACTATGGCTTCTGGCTATTATCCCAAAATTCTAAGATTAGGAGGTTACATTCTGAAAGGCTAGGGACACATTCTTCAGGAAATTGACTATGATTATACTAATAATCTCCATATTATGGACGTGTGACCTATCTCCTTCCTTAGACTGATATTGTAATTAGAGAGTATATATAGTGTTATTATATAGTATATATATATAAAAGAGATGGGGATGAGAATAGGTCACATTTTGCTAACGCGCGTATAAGATGAGAAAGGATAATGCCCATGACATGGAGATTAAATCATAACACTGTCTCAAGTGAAATCATAACGTTATGAAAATATTCAAAAGAAAGAAAGTAGAATTGATAGATGCTGACAACTTCGAAGACTTTGAATTGTTAGGTCAATTTGTTAGTTCCGCGTTATGCGGGCTATGTATGACTAAGGCTTGGAATACTTCCTATACAGATGAAATGATATCAGACCTAGCATATAAGTTAGGACTAGAAACCTATCTAAAGTTTAGGAAGGGAGTTGCATTTTGGAATGATGAAGCAGATAGTACACGTGATAGGAATGAAGAACCTATTTTATGAGTATGGGAAAAGGAATTGTTAGCAGAAAAGGAATCGGAACCTGTGGGGTGAGGAGAGCATCGAGTAGTGACGGACTAGCTGCACAGGTTAACTTGGCATGTACACTATGGCTAAAAAAGAGAGGACTAATGGTTAATGTTAATGATCTTATGTATGGCAAGAGAAGAGGAGAATGGAAGGATGATAATAATGCACGAGCTAGTAAGACAGAAGATAGATAGTATGATGCATTGGGCATTTGTCGAGGGATATAGTGCAGGTGTTAGGCGTGATGGAATAGATAGAGCATGGCTAACATTTAGACAAGAACTATGGACAGAGAATAATAGTGATAGGCTATGTGCTACTACTATTAGCCATCCTAGTATGGTCATGGCTACCCTCCCTCCCCCTCCCCCTCCCCCTACTCCTACACCCCTATGATTACACATCACGCGATAGATGTTCCGTTAGTTTATAAGGCAAGGTACGGCTATTGGGAATGGGCCAAGAGGAATTATAGAGGGAGACATAGGTATTATGGATATGACTATAGGTGCTGGTGGAAAGGGTGGGCAGGGGAAGGAGAGCAGCAGGGTGAGGTGTGGGTTGCTAGTTAATTGTTAGGTGAATGTTAGTAGGTTGTTAGTAGTGTTGTTAGTAGTTTGTTAGTAGAGAGGAGTTAGTTATGTTAGCTGTGATTGTTAGTTGTATGTTAGTGGTTAGTTATTTGTTAGGTGTTAGCTGTTGGGAGGCAACACTATTTAATTATGTTAGGTTAGGAGGGGCATCCCCTAACAAAATATTTTCAGGTTCTTCCAAAATTTTTGACGGGAGCTCGCCGCGATGCGG